TTGAAATCAGGCATTTATAGTATAGTAAATATACTAAATAATAAAATATATATTGGATCATCTATCAATATCAAAAAAAGATGGGCTTCACACAAGAGAAAGTTAAGATCTAATTCACATCCAAATAAAAAACTCCAATCTGCTTGGAATAAATATTCCGAAGAGTCTTTTATATTCAATATAATTGAATATTCAAATATTGAAATTCTCCTAATAAGAGAACAATACTATCTAGACACTTTACTTTATGCTAGTTCAGATGATATGAAATTTAAAGAACTTGGGTATAATTTGGTTAATAGATCAGGTAGTACAATTGGATTAAATCACACACAAGAGACAAAAGATAAAATGTCTAAATCAAAATCTATTAAAAGCAATAAACTAAAAGATATTGATTTTAATTCAATTATTATTGAATATTCATGCAGAAATAACATTATATTATATAATACCTCAAAGATAAAAGATATTAATAATCCTTTTTTTAACAGAAAACACACAGATTATACTAAAAAAATAATGTCAGAAAAAAAGAAAGGTAAAAATAATCCACATTATGGAATAGGACCAATGAAAGGTAAAAAAATGTCAAATGAGACTAAAAGAAAAATAGGGATATCAAATAGTGGATATAATAATAAAAATTCAAAACCAGTATTGCAGTTTAGTTTAGATAATGTTTTAATTAAAGAGTGGTCATCATCGGGTGAAGTAGGACGAGTTCTTAATATTAGTCAAGGTAATATAAGCAATTGTTGTAATAAAAAACAAAAAACTGCATATGGATTCATATGGAGATATAAAGAAGATTTGTGTTAGATAGTTTTATGCTATTATTTTAGAAATGAAAAATTAATGCAAGTCTATAAAAATTAAGTAAAAAAATGCAAAAGCAAAGAATGACCGAAAGTCAAAAACCAAATGCTTGGATTGTTAATCCAAAAGATAGAGGAAGATTCTCTATAAAAACGAAAAATAAAGTTTTTCTACCAAATGAATTTTCATTTGAAATAGAACTACATAATCCACTTACCGAATCAGTATTAGCTGACATTCGTGTTAATGGTAATTCTGTATCTAAAACAGGTATTGTAATTCGACCAGCTCAACGATTCTATTTAGATTGTTTTATTGATGATAAAAAGAAGTTTGTTTTCAAAACATATGAAGTTGAAGATACCTCCGAATCAAAACAATCCATTTCAAAAAACGGAACCATTGAGGTTTATTTCTACAAAGAAGAAACATTTAGTATTAAAAACTGGACGAATAAATTCGACAGAATAATAGAAAAACACTATTATCCTATGTATTACCCTCAGTATTATCCAAACTACCCGATATATCCGTTAAATCCAATACCTGTAATATGGTTCAATAACACATCTGAAAAATATCAGAATATTAATACTATAGGTGGATATACTACAAACAATATTATAGGTAGCTCAAATACAAGTTCTACTAATAGTCCAAATATATTCAGTTCCAGTATAAATTCTAATGTATCACTTATTAATGATGGTTCTTTTAATACGTCTTCATTAAATAACTTACTACAAGCAAATTATAGTAGTGGTGATTCGAACTCACTAAATGAGGTTTTTAATACAAAAATGGAAACAGGGAGAGTTGAAAAAGGTGAGGAATCAAAACAAGAGTTTACTGATGTAGATTTAGAATTCCAAAAATACCATATATCATCAGTATTATATCAAATACTCCCAGAAAGTCAAAAACCAGTAGAAACTACTGAAATAAAAAAGAAGTTCTGCGATGAATGTGGAAGTAAAATCTTAAAAGAAACTTCAAAATTCTGCCACGAATGTGGAACAAAATTCTAAAACAAAAAAGACGAACAGTTAAAGAGACCAAATTATCTGGTCTCTTTTTTTTATATATACTATATGATAAAGAACTGGAAATCTTTTTTAGAATCTCAACAATTAGATTTATTTGAACCATACAGAAATTTCCCAACTGGACGAAAACCAAAAAAGGAACATCTAGGTATATTCATAAAAACTGAGGAAAATCTCTTAGATGACTTAATAGATTTTGATGAAAATAGTAGTTTTATCATCGATATTAATTACGGATTTTTAGTCGAAGAAGATGATAGAGTATGTTATGATGAAAGAATAAAAAGTAGAACCGAGTCCCCATGTATATCAGTCACCATAGCGGTGACTGAGGGTGTAAATAATAAAGGAGAGTTTGTAGAAAACATGACTTCTTCATTTAAGACATTCATAAATCAAATGAAGAGAATATTCAAAAGAATAGATATTGTTGATGATAATAATCAATTAGATATCAATAAAATTAGAATAGATAATGGTTATATAGGAGTTCTACTTAATGGTGAAGTAGAAGAAATAGACGGAAATTTGTCTATACTCTTAATTCAAGATGAAGAGTCTTTTACCGATAAAATGATAATGGACTATTATGGGTTTACTAATAGAGAAGATATAACATATGATGAAAAAGGTAATGCCTTAATATCTTTTAGAAGAAAAGACTTAGCAGATCTATTATTAGATCCAAATACTGACTACCGAGATGTAATCGATTCAAACGAATATGATTTATTAGATTTGTATGATAATCCGGATTTTTATCCGGAAGATGAATCTATGTTAAGGTATAACCTTGATATTGATACTATAGTTATGTTAATAGAAAAAATTATAAAAGTTTATAATATTATTAATATATATCATGATGTTGCAGCTTTTGAAGGATACTCAAATCTAGAGGAAGCCATACAAGGAATTTCCAGAAGAAATAAATGGAGAGAACTTGGTAATTTTTTAAGTGATTTTGATTTATATAACGAACTTAAATCTATATGGTCGGATTGGGAATCACAACAAAAAGCAGATCAAGACTATGAATCAATCATGGACTCATTTGATAAAATAGTAACAAGTAACTTAGAAACTTCTATTGAAGAGAAATTCTTCAAAGAAGAAGAAATATATAAAAATGGCAAAAAATTTAATGATCATGTTCCTTATTACAGAATAGTATTTAATTTTAACTGGTTCTCTGATGTTGATGATTCAGATCTATTGAAAACGGATGATTTATATGAAATTCTTAATAATAACAACTACGAAGGTGAAACACTAAATCCTTATTTCCGTGATTATGCTAGTGTAGATAGAAAAGAATTTAATAAAGAAGCGAAAGTTATTATTTCAAATTCAAATAAGCCTTAAACTTTGTATAATCTTTATCTATTATAAATAAAAAATTATAACCACTCTCTATAGTAAAATTCATCTTAGCTATATTTTCATTATAGTCTTTATTAAACGTCCATGATGACTTTATCTCACATACCAAATTTTCAGATGGGATAAAAAAATCAGAGTGATATTTTCTATTTTTATTTTCTAATAAATAATCTATTGTTGGGCCTCTCATAAAATCTATATTATTTGATATACAAAATTTAATAAAATCCAACTCATATGTCCCTTGATATGAAATTTCAGTATCTCCAAATTGAAATATTCTATATGAATTTTTTTGAGCTTTATTAAAAATGTTTATATTTTTAGTTGGGTTATCCACTTGATACTTATCCATAAGAGTGTTTTTAATTTGTATTTTTATCTCTTCATTTTGAAATACGTTTTCAACACCATATTTATCAACTATTATTTTCTTAACCTTATCTCTAAATTCAATAGACTTGAAACAAGAATAAACTCCATATCGATCAGTATTAGTAGCGAACATTTTATTTTTTATATTTATATTTTTAAGCGGACTATCAACTCCATACTTATCAATAAATGAATTTTTAAGTTTCTTTTTGAAGAAATCTAATTTCATAGGACTATCAACTCCATATCGATCAGTATTTGTTTTTTTGGACTTATTTATTATCACCTCACTTTTCGATAAATCTTTGTGCAAATTTTTAATTTTATCACTTCTTATTATTTTAGAACAATTATTACATCGATATAACCCATTTCTATTCACATTACCTATGTAGTTATAATATGTTATATTATAACACATATTACATATATCACAATAACAATCAATCTTTATTGATGATGTTGGTATTAAATCATATAATTTTATAGATATTTTATCTCCATGATTTATATCATAACCCTTATCCCTATAATATTTAAGAGTTTTACTATTACCCACAATATCTATTTCACAAATTTTAATCATCTTGAAACTTTTTTATTGTATATATAAAAAAGTTTCCAATACCTTTAAACTTTTTTTGTTTTTTCATTAAAATACTAATGATTGATATTGATTTTATAGAATTTTATTTATACAAAAGATATAATAAAAAATTAGAGGAATATTTTGAAGTTAATAAATCTGTTTCCTCAAAATGGAGGAATAAATCTTTCCCAGAAAGAAGATTAAAAGAGTTTCTATACCGTGAAGGGACGGTAGATGTGCTAGAACTATTTAATAGAATTTACAAATTCAAATAAGATTTAAATTTCATCAGCATAAACTCAGTAACAATATCGGAAGAATTAAGAGAGTTAAGATACTTAACATCTAATTTAGCAGTCGAACTCAATTTCTCACATCTTGTTCCGTCTGTGGAAATAGAAATCTCATGATAATCATTTTCATTAAGTGGTAAAATACAGAAATGTAACTTCATAGAAGTAAACTTACCTAGGAAAAGTGGTTTATCAAATTCAATATGAAAATTATCCCTTAGAACAATACCAGCTTCTTCTTGAAGTTCTCTTAAAAGAGCAACCTCTGGTGATTCACCTTGCTCCATACCACCACCAACACATGATAAGTGTAGTTCCTGACCATCTGCCCATTTATAAGGTGGGATATATTCCTGACGAACAATAAACTTATTCAACTCAATAAGATAAGGAATACAAATAACTGCGTCTTTACCTGTAACCATAGTCCAATCTTCAAACTTAATAAGTTTTATAAATGGGTCTTTATAGAGTACTTCATCACCTTTGAAATTCTTTTCTTCTTCTGGTCTTAGTGTTGAGAAACGCTTCATATTATTTTATAGTATTTTTATTATATATTATTTTTAATATATATGTTTATGAATATAGATTTTACCGCTGGAGAGCTAGAAACTGTTCTTGGATACTGGAAAGATGTATCACAAGATACAGAATATATATCACAAGAAACCGGTTTAGAACTAGAAAAGATTTATTCTATTTTAGACACTCTTCAAGAAGAAGGTAAAATAAAAAATTATGAACCAGTTATGAACGAAAGAATACGCCGATTCTTTGAAATGGTAGATCCAGAAGCTTTCAAGTCATTAAATTTAGGACAATTTGCATCAAATAACAAGTACTTTTTTAATAAAAAGAAAATAGATAGAATCTATGATGCTATGATCTTTGATATTGTTGTTAAAACAATGGAGATGGATAATAACTGCGTTATATTTGATTGTGTTGTAGATCATAAAGGTAAAGAATATCCTTTCCTAATGGTTTACGACTCTGAAGAACAAGTATATTATGGATCGAAAGATGGTAAACAAGTCATACGAGAGTTAAGAGACGCACTTGGAGATAATATGGAAAGATTCAATCAAACAACTATGAAAATTTTACAAGAAAATTTACCAGAAGATTTTTGGGAAGTTGTATCAAAACATAATTAATAATATGAAACATCTAAAATTATTTAATGAATCGAAAGATTTAAATACTAGAATTAATGACTACTTGAATAAGATGCTTCCAGGGGAAGGAGATTTAGATGATAGAGTTACTAAATTTCTTAATGATTCAATGGTTAAATGCCCCCTTTGTAATAAGAAATTCTTACCAACAAGTAAAAACCCTAAATATTGTTGTGATAAATGTGAAAGAAAAGCTAAGTAAGTAAATCATTTATTTTTTGATCCCTTATTTCTTCCTTACCCAAAATCACTTCTAATTGTCCCAAAAGACGATAAGCCTGACCGGAAGTCAAAAAGAAGTCATGGAAAATAACTTCTCTCCCAGCAAAATCAGTTGGGGAAACTTCAACTCCAAATGAAATCATAACGTCACGTTCATGACGAATACATCCATTTACATCTTTATCATTAACTAGTAAGGAGCAAACCACATCGTCTGCTCCTTGTGTATGTCTAGTAGTCATTAGTATTTATAATTGCGGGTTGCTTTACGAAATTTAATTTGTGAGTTACTGTTGTTATTTTCCGTATTACCAATCTCAAGTTTACCATTTCTACGTTTCATAACAAACCCTTCAATCATATCTATTTTGGTCAAAGTGTCGAAAGCTTCTTTAAACCCCTTTTCAAACGATTTAACACGATAAACATTTTCACCAACAGAATATAAGTAAGACTTATCGGAGTCGTTTTTTCCATACAAAGAATCCAAAAGATTGACCCTTTCTTGGAAAGAAGAACCCAAGAGATAGTTTGAGTTATGAACCAGTATATCAAAAATAATCAACTTATGATTAAAAGTTTCACCGGTTTCATCCTTCTTACTCTTGTTAAGATACTCACCATTTATAACCATCCAACCAGAACCACTGTATAATCGAAGTAGTTCTTCTTTAGAAAGATTGAAGTTAGTAAGTCTTTGATTATGACGATTATAAACATAAACATCCTTACCGTTCATGAAAATAACAGCATTAGACCCATTAAGTTTAGGCTGAGCAATCATAGAACCATCATCCCAAAAGTCAAGCTCTCCAACAGGAACAGCATTTTTTGGACGAGGTGGATATATATAATGAAATGATTCAAATCGTACCATATGATTAATTTAATCAAAGATACGAAATTTATTGATAAATAACAAAAAAACTCTGGATTATTTCCAGAGTTTTAGTATATTCTCGACTTGTTTTAAGACTTCTTCCTTCGACTTTTCACCGTCAATATAAGATAGAATACCCTTCTTTTTATAGAAGTCAACCAATGGTTCAGTCTCATCCTTATACTGTTTTAACCTACGTTCAACAATTTCAGGACTTTGGTCGTCGTCACGACCAGATGTTTTACCACGTTGTTTAATTCGTTCTTTAGTAGTTTCATCAGAAACATCAATAAACAAAACTAATTTAACATCAACTACTTTATCTAAAAACTCACCCTGTGGTATAGTTCTTGGAGTACCATCTATGATGACTTGACCATCAATAGTTTTTAACTTATTCTCGATGATTTCAAAAATCAACTCATCTGGTACAAGGTTTCCCTTACCTATTAAGTGATTTATTTTCTTACCGATTTCGGAACCGGATTTCTTTTCATCACGAAGGATGTCACCGGTCGAGATAAGTGAATAGTTGTACTTATCTATAAGAGATTTTGCGAGGGTTCCTTTACCACATGCTGGTTTACCCAACATTATAATATTTCCTTTATACATATCTAAAATTTTATTTATTTGTTCGTCTCTATATTCATCAATAGGTATGAAATAGAAATCAAGTAATTTTTTTTGTATATCAATAATTTCCTTTCCATTTCCATCTAAAACCTTTAACCAGTTATCATTCCACTGATTTGGGGATGGAACTACCTCATAATGTTCTCCCTTATTAAAGTATCCATTGTTTTCTTTGGAAATAAAAATCATAAAATAATCTTATTAATTTTTTCATCTCTTATATCAGATAAAGCACAAGTCATTATTTTATAAACATTTTCATCTAATGGCAGACCATCATTTATAATAACCATATCTCTTTCATGATTCCATGATCCTCTTATACCATCATTAGTAACTATAGTATAGGAAGTAAAATCATAAGAATTATTACCTGTTTTTTCATGTATATGAAACTCATAACCACCACCGGTCTTATAATAAGTACCATCCGGTAGATTTATACTAAGTACCTCAATATACCCCTTTGATATTAATGGTTCAATATAATTATCTTCAAGAAAATTAGACATATTTATTCTATTTTAGACTTAATAACTTATTTAGTTTTAAATCTCTTTGAGTATTCTTACAACCCGGAGTCATTCTTTTACAATATTGTTCAATTTTTTCCCCTTCTAGTGGAGCATTATCATGACCAGATGACCAGGTAACAAAAGACCATTTTGTTCGATCAGTAAAGTTTGGATAAGTAAAATACCAATTTGAATGAACCGATTCTTTTTCGTCCATACTAAGTGAATCAAACCATATCTTATCAGATATGGATAATCTCAACTTATCAAACTTGATTTTCTGAGATCTACGAATAGATCTAGCGGTAGCGGAGACATTTCCGTTATTTTTGTCCCATTCTTTTTGGTGGTATTTATAATTTGTATCTTTCTTCATTTTATGGTTTTATTTAAAAAAGTCTAAAAAGTCATCCGCATATTTTTGAGTAGTAACATCTACTGTTTCATTTTTAAATCCACTTTCCAATAGAAGTTTATCCTGTTTCTTTTTGAGATCCTCTTTGCGTTTTATATTACCTTTAATACTAGACATAACCCAATCGATTATTTCATCGGTTGCGTCACCCATAAAGTTCCCTTTCTCATCTATTTTATCAATACGACCTTTGGTCAATAGGAAGTTTCTTAAATCTTGAGTATCACCTAATAGTTTAGATAAACGAAAATCTCGCTTAGCCTGCTTATCATCATAAGATATATTATGTTCGATAAATTTATCAACAGAATCTATATGTTGAGTAATACGAAGACCCAATCGAGTAACAGCAGAATTGAAGGTTTTATACTTCTTTGCAGTTATCCAGTTATCAGTAAACTCATCTTCTGTTTTTGACTTCCAATTTACATAATATCCACCACCTTGTATTTTACTGTAATTTACATAAGGCTCACACCAAGTTATATACCACATATTAAAAATTTAAATCAAAAAAATGAAAATTTCCGTTATCTCCTTTAACTCTGAAGCTAATATGAAGACAATTCCAAGTCATCTTATGTTGAGGTAAATCACTTCTATTTTTAGCCTCATTTAACCCCTCTATTGAAAAATCTTCATACTCAAAAGTTATTCTATACCCATGATCAACTCCCTCAATATCATACTTATATGAAATACTGATATAAGGATCAAGGGTAGCATATTTTTTCTCAAAGTCTCCCAAAGAAGATTTGATATTTTCAGGCGTTAGGAGTTTAACTAATTTTTTGAATTCTGAAACAGCATCTTTTGCTTTCGGAAAAACAATTGGTTGTAGATTCCAAACTTTGGATTCTTCATCAACAACTTTACCCTCTTCCTGAAAGAGATTTTTAATCTTTGAAGTAGGTTTTTCTAAGTCGTATTCACCTAAAAGGTTCTTGTTCATCAATCTTGACTGAATATAACCAACATTTTTAGAGGTAAAAGCTTCTGTTATGAAAAAATCAACAGCCTGATCAATATCAGAAAATCGAGTATGGTCAACATGATAAAACCCATCATACTGTTTATAAGCTTTCAATTCCCCATACCAACTAGATATTTTAGTTTTGTAGGGGAATTGAAGGGTTACACCAGCTTCTAAAAGCTGTTTAAATGATTCTTTTGATACTTTAATCATGCCATTTTAGATTTAGCAAGTTCAGACAATACTTTCTTGTCGACTGGAAGACCAGCAAATGCTTTCATAATAGCTCCGATGTTTGTTGCACCTGATGCTAATACTTCGTCAAGCTTAGCGTTTACTTCATCTTCAGACATTTGTTTTGGAAGGTATGATTCGATAATAGCAAGTTCATCTTTGGTTGCTTCGTCATTAGTTAATCGAATTGTTTCCTTCATGTTTTTTGCAAACTTATTCAGAAGTTCAATAGATTTCTCATCTGAAAGACTTTCAACCATAAGGACTTTTTTAAGGTTCTGCATCTCACCCTTTACCGTTCCCAAAAGGGTCTTTGCTGTTGTATTACGTGCTTTGAAAGCTACCATAAAATCAGCGTTAATTTTCATTTCGATTGTCATAATATAGTTATTTAACTAATACGTTAATAAATGTTTGTAAAATCTCCGGTGTCATTTCAACAACGGAGGTATCATAAATCTTCTCTTCACCATCTTCATAGAAGGAGAATAATTGAACCTTGGATTCTGTAAATAAAGTAATAAAGTGTTCTATTGAACATCCATCCTGAACTATCACTTTCTTATAACCATGGCTAAGTTTCTGATAACCATTTTGTAATATAATTTCTTCCATAAAAAAGATTTGAGGTCAGGGATGGATTCAAACCACCGTTATAGGATTTGCAATCCTACGCCTACTTCACTCGGCCACCCGACCTGATATAAATAAATAAGTTTAAACCAGATAAAAATCCTGATATACTTGCGTGAAAAGTAGTTTTATCATCAAATCCATGATTTAAACCATAGAAAGTATGTAAGGTCGCTACCAAACCACAAATAATACCGATTACTAAGTTGAACTTAGGACTGTTCCATTTCATATAAAAGTTTATTCATTTCTTGCTTCATTAAGAAGTCAGATGTCATTACATTAAAATCATTATATAATGAATCCGAAACAATGTTTTCCCTGATATATTCAATATTAAGTAACTCGTTCATATCGTTTGTTTAAACAAAGATAAATCAAATTTATTTGATAGTCAAACTTTCTGGAAAAATATCACCCAATGTAGGCTTGGTTTTCTCTCCTAAAATTTCCGATATTTTCTCATCCCGCCACCTAGTCGGGTCTTCCAACCAATCATAATACCAGTAATAAGCATCAGAACAATCATAGTGCTCAAACCTATCAAAATAGTCATTATAATAATCACTATCATAATACCACCAATAACCAATTCTTTTAGAGGATTTGGCTTCTTTTAGATATAACTCATCAAGATATTTAAGTTTCGGTTTCATTTGACAACACTTCATTTATTTTCATGTTTCTTATAGCCTGTGATATATCACCAATATTATAAGATTCCTTTGTATTCAGATTATACATATGAATATCACCATCCTCTTTTCTAATCATATCAAAAACAGATACACTATTAGGAGGAATAATATAAAAATCATGATAAGACATAATCTCACTTTGTTCCCAGTTATAAGCATTATCCGGTTTAACTGATATATTGTTTGTAACGAAGAAATATCGATGGTTTTTAGGTAAAACTTCTAAGAACTCAGTAAAACTACCATCCAACCTATCCGTAGAATCAAACACAAAATTATACATTTCAAAACAGTTCTCATTAAGAGAAACTATAGTTTTTAACAATGTAGTATATGTTGGGTTCTGCATAGTAATAACCGTCACATTACTACCCTTTAGAGATTTAAATTTAGACGGATTACCTAAATCAAGGTCAAAGTATATTGTTATATTACGAAGGTTTTTAACCAACGAAATAACCGCCATACTTTTACCTGTATTCGACTTACCTCTAATAAAATTATACTGTTTGATCTTCATGTAAGAAATCAGTTAAAAGTGATTTAAACCTGTAGAAAATCTTAATATGAGCTTCCTCAATATTCAAGAACCCAGCCCAATCGACCTCCGATATCTGCAACTGATCGGTTGGTAGTATCTCAGACTTTAATCCTATTTCAGACAAGTCATCGATCTTGACAACATAAACATAAACCCTTTTGAAAAGTTCATTCTTCTTATTTATATAATCAAACTCAAGTGGACTGTTTAAGTTTGATATTTGAGTACGCTTAATAGCAATACCTACTTCTTCCATTGTCTCCCGAAGTGCAGCATCTATAATAGTTTCTCCTTCATCAACACCACCTTTAGGTAAAGAGAAAGAATTCACCCAACTGTTATTCGTTGGATGACATAGTAATATTTTATTTCTGTAAATTATAGCAGTTCCTGCACTTATCTTCATAATATCTTTTTTAAAATTTTATCTCTATGTTTTTGTTTATTCATAGTGGTCGCTGAATGTACTCTACCACACTTCGGACACTTATACCAATCTGGTAATGTACCAGAACCTATTTTTGAGTCCGGTTGTACCAATGAATCACATTTCTTACAATATCTATTCATTATAATAAGTGTTTGGAATCCTTATGATCTCCTTTAGGACGGTTATTGTGTGTCCACAACCTTGCAAAAGGAGTTGTAAAGTAATCATTATAAACTAATGTATCATCTATATGTAAAGATATGTTATTTTTACGACAATACTCACCTTTTGTTTTATCCCATTCTTCATCACTAACCATCATAAACCCATGTTTTGGGTGAAGTTTTGTAGTTGGTGTACCTAACTCTCTGTGATGATCCGAAATCGAGAATATGTGGGTATATTGTATATTATATTCCTTCAATAGTTTTTTATCATCTTCTGATGCTCCACCCGTAATAATGTGTACCTCTGCTCCCGATGTAATCATAGCCTTTGTGAAGAAAGCAAAGAACTCAGGCATTGAGTCTATCACACCGTGTAAATCTAATCCGATTTTTATTGGATTAGTAACACTTTCTGTTATTTTTGAAAATTTATCCATATAATATATATCATATCATGTAGTATCAAAAATACTAAAAAAAATCCATAAAAAAAAGTCCCGATTAATAAAAAATCGAACAACGGAACAGACTTATACTAATATATATAATATGGAATATAAATGTAATAAATGTAATATCTTATTCAAGAATAATGGTGCTTGTATAAGACATCAAAACAATTGTAATTTGAATACTTCTATTATAGAAGAATATAATTCTGGTTTGAGTTTAACTCAATTAAGTATCAATTATAAATCAACCTTTACTATACTAAGAAAGTTTTTAGAAGATAATAATGTTAGAATGAGAACTGAAGAAGAGACAAGGATGATTATGTATAAAATAAAACCTCGATGTAAACCTAGTGATGAAACTAAATTAAAAATATCCGAAAAAAGAAAACAATATCTAAAGGAAAACCCGGATAAACATCCATGGAAAAAAAATACAAAGTTTAAATCAGCTCCGTGTGAAAATTTTAAGAAAGTATTAGACGGGCTAAGTATTAAATACTTACCAGAACACTCACCGTCAGATGAAAGATCATTTTCTATTGATATATCATTACCACAATATAAAATAGCAATAGAGGTAAATGGTAATCAACATTACAATAAGGACGGATCACTAAAACCATACTATCAAGAAAGACACGATTTTATTTCCAATCTTGGATATAAGGTGTATGAATTACACTATAGTTTATTTTTTAATGAAGAAAAAATGACCCATTTAATTAGATCTATTATTGATAATAAACCACTAGAACATTTTGATTATGATAAATATTTATTAGAAAGTCTAAACAAACCAAAAAATAAAAGTTTTTGTTCTTGTGGAATACAGGTCTGGACAGGTAACAACCGTTGTAAAAAGTGCTTTGATAAATCAAGAGAAAAGTTGGATAGACCACCTTTAGAACAGTTACTAAAACAAGTAGAAGAACTTGGTTACTGTGGGACAGGTAGAAAATATGGAGTATCAGATACGTCTATTCGTAAATGGATAAAAAAAATCCTAAATGAAATTTAGGATTTTTTTGTGGTTCCAACAGGATTCGAACCTGTATTGTGGAGGTAGAAGCTCCATTTCCTGATCCATTGAAAGATGGAACCATTTATCATATATATTACAAATATATGACTAAGTTTTTTATTTAACAAATTTTCTTGTGTCTTTAACCGGTTTAATCATTTTAGTCGTTTTAAGATCTACTTTAGGAGTATCTCGATGACACTTACGAGCAGTATCCTGACTTTTCAACCAAATAATATAATTATATCGAAATCCACATTGAGCATTAACCTCAACGGATACAATAAGTAAAACAAGTAATATAATTATTTTTTTCATTATAGTAATTTTAATATATCATTAACTATCCTTGGAACATTTTCCAATCCAGCATCTAATAGAATATAATCTACTCCATTATCATCAAGTAACTTCTTATAGTTGTCATCAACCTTTTTAGCTTCTTCCAAAGTTTGCATCCTACCATTATTAACATATTCAAAAGAACGACTTAAATAATAGTTGATAGAATCTAACTTTTTAAACTCCCACATAACACAATCCTTGAAATGTGGATTATCACCGGTGTAATAAACAATACTATTCAATAAAGGTGAGTCTGTTATAACAACATTAACTTTATCATTAAGTCTAAATAAACGGTTTTGTTGCTTACCAAAAATATAAATCTGGTTTTCAATCTTCTTGAATGATTCTTCCCACACAAGGTCTTTAACATATTCAAGTGCCATCTCACAATCAACACTACGAGTTTTTAACTCAGTAAAAATAGCTGCACATAGGGTTGACTTACCCGTACCCGGACCACCAAATAAATTTATAAATATTGTTTTTTTCATATTTTTATATTAAAAAATCGATTCTTTGTTCTAATGTTTCAAATGTAAAATCATTATATTTCAAAACAACTATTATATTAGGTTCTAATATTTTGGAATCATCTAGGATATTATCAATAACAGAATCCCTTCTTTTGTCTTTATCCAATAGATTTACTTCTACCCGAAATTCTTTTACTAGTTGAGTACCATATAACCTAGATTGAAACTGCGAACAAAGCCTACTATGTATATAAGATTTTAACTGATTTAAGTCATTTGAAGAAGGTATTAACAACTTTGGAATTTCTTTACAGAAAAATTCAACAATTTCTCTACAATATTTTTTTTCTATTTCAATCAACTCGTTCATCTAATAACTCATTAATAATTTCATCTCGATTAAATATCTTAAACTCTGAATTCTTCGACATAAAGTGTTCAACTACAAATCTAAAATTAGATGACATTGGTTTCCTAGTATGTTTAAAGATCTCAATACGAGAGTTAGGGAACTCTTTCTTATGTTTATTAACAAACTCTTCTTCAGTTCCCTTCCAAATCCCGTGAAACTTAACTAAAGGGATCCCACCCAATTTACCACCTGAATTTTTGGAAAAAATATACTTTTTATATAATCCAATTATTTCCCAATTCTTTATCCCTTCCATATTAATAAACTAGATCTCTCCAATAAGGATCTTCTATACAGATTACTAATGCTGATGATTTTTGGGATATAACACCAGCTTCATGTGGATTGTTCTCAAAATGAACTTGAATACCCAGTTCCTTTACCTTAGCATCTTTTAACTCACGATCCGTAAAATAAACATCTTTTACACCACATTCCAAAGCAACTGCATAAACTTTATCAGCCTCTCCCATCCCTGTGTCTGGACCATATCTTTTGGTTATGATACATACATCCTTTCCTTGTTCAACAAGATACTTACATATCTCCCTTACTTCTTCTTTCTGTGGATTAAACTCACCACCGAAGTCGTCATCTAATGTTCCGTCAAAGTCGAATGATATCTTACTTTGGGATAATTTTGGTTCAAATTTCATATTATATAACTCTTATGTTAGTAATCTCCAAGTCTAACTTACCCTTAGGTGTATCAACTTGAGTTTTGTCTCCTACCTTCTTTCCCATTAGCGCCTTACCGATTGGACTATTTTGTGAAATTCTACCTTCTTTTAAGTTGATTTCATATTCCGGTACAATGCGGTACTCAATTTCTTTATTGATGTTTAAGTTTTTAAACTTAACCCATGTTAAAAGTTGAACAGTTCCATCATCAACTATACCATCAACTATCTGACAGTTAGCTAGTAAAGAATTTACCTTACTTAGTTTAGCGTTAAGGTCGTCTAATGCTTGTTTAGCAACTTCATACTCAGCGTTCTCACTCAAATCTCCTTTGTCTCTTGCGTCGGTGAGGTTCTGTAGACACTCTTTAAGATCAACATTACGCATTTGTTGATACTCTTTTTCCATTTTTAAATAACCCTCACGAGTCATTGGTATTTTTTCCATTGTGTTTTCTAATTTTAATTTTGTTTATATGTTAAAAAAATAAATTCTATATTCATAGTACTGTATTTAATTTTTTATCCCTATCTAATTGTAACATCCATTTATCATGAAATGGTTTATAATCATCATACCAAGTAGATACACCTATGATATGATTTTCATCATCAGGTTTAGTTCCTGGTTGTGTTTCTCTATACCATATAAGTCCATTTTTATTTACACCAATATACTCTACAAACTCACCATAGTCCCAGAAATGTGAGTTCCAAACTTGTTGTTTTGTTCGCAGGGTTTCTTCCCTTGAGGTTTCAAAGTCCCATTTATGCCATGCGATTAAAGCTTCTAAAATAATTGGATATTTTGGATTATCTTTAAGATATTTCTTTCTTTCTCTTGCTTCTTGCTTATTCATAGTAATGTATCTAATTTAAGATCCCTTTGTATTATTGGAACTTCTAATCCAATGTTTTTAAACAACTCAAACGCAAATTCATCACTTGGTATTTTACCTCGATAAAGTACTATTGCATAGTCTTTCATAGACTTTTTAGTTACTTCTTCTAAGAGAAAGTCACCATCCATGTAATCAATTAAAGTATAACACCCAATAATATATCCTTCCACCGGTTTAGTTTCATATAGAATGAAATCAAGAGAAACTGCGGGAGCCCTCATAAAACTATATTTTTGTGGATCAAACATCATCATCAAATATCTTTTTTAGTTTTTCATCTCTCATATATGTTTTCATATGACTTTCGATTAAGTTAAAATCAAACATAATATATTCATCTGGTTTAGGTAACTCAAACCTTTTTGTAGTAAGTTTTACCTGATATCTAACATAGATAGAATGCTTACCAAAATCATCTGTTTCCTCAACAGAAGTTACTCTTATATAATGAGGTTTTATTGTTCTAAACCTTTCTATAATAATCCTTTCTTCTATAAACCTTATAACCTCATATCTATCCCAACTCTCCGGTATCTGTCCTCTCATTCTCATTTAATATTTCGGTTATTTTATTATCTCTTACACTCTGTAATACTTTAGATAAATACTCTTCCGGAGACATAATACCTGTTAATGTATAATTAACACTTTCTATTGAACCTCTTTCATACATCTCAACCGTTTCTAACCATTGCATGTGTAAGATACCAACAAGATCTTCGTTGCTCATCTCACTTTTTATGATGGAGTCAACCAATGAACGAAATGTCCAGCTTTTATTATACCTAGAAAGGTACTTCATATAATGAAGGCAAATTTCATACTTATTCATGATGGTCTACAGATGAGATTGATTTCTGATCCATAATAGACTTCAACTGTGTATAAGAAATCGGGGTGTAATCCCAACCGTTACAACCAGCATCGATTACTTTTCTCTTATAATACCAAGACATATCTGGGTTCTTAGTCATTGACTGATGACAATGACCATGTATATGCCAAGCTCCGTGATGTCCTTTGTTCCAAGAAAGAATAGGATAGTGAGACATTTCAATGTGTTGGTATCCACCTTTAACATCTAAGTCTTTAACCTGTATCTTACCTGCACCCTGAACATCGTCATCTCCCCAAATCTTTTCAAATCGGTTTAGGTTACGAATATCACGATAACGGTCATGGTTGCCCATAAAGAAATGTATTTTACCATTAAGTTGTTCGACAAACCACTTAACGGTAGATGGATGACATCGCATTGAAAGGTCACCTAAATAAAATACTATATCGTCTTCCGCAACAACCCTATTCCAGTTGGATATGAGTGCCTCGTTCATCTCTGAAGTGTCCTTAAAAGGACGACCATCGAAACGAATAACATTATCATGACCTACATGAAAATCAGATATAAAGAATAAGTTTTGTGTTTCAAATTTCATAATACCACAAATGTATAAATAAAATCACAGAGTACCAAAAATTATATATAATAAAAAATATTTTGTTAAAATGAAAAAAATACTCATTTTACTATTTGTACTTCTAAGTACATTCAAGATGGTAGCACAAACTTGTCCTATCTTGAACAGCACCGGTGGAACAGTTAATTGTTCAACTCCTTGTGTTACAATGACATCAGCAGCAACTCCAATCAACGCAACTAGCACATATGCGGTTAGTTCTATTGCTTATGCTCCTTATTCATATACTGCCGGAACCAATGTATCAACTACAACTGATGATATTTACACCACTGGTATATCTATTCCCTTTTGTTTCAACTTTTTTGGAAATAACTATACCACTTTATACATAGGATCAAATGGTAATATCACATTTAACCCTAGTATGTCAGGAGCCTACGACCCATGGGCAATAAGTGGATCTTTACCAGGTTCTAATAGTAATGCCACTTATGATGCAATTATGTCACCATGGTGTGATATTTACCCACCTGGATATACAACATATCCAACTGGTACAGGTACAATTAAATATCAAACAATAGGGACTTCGCCTTGTAGAGCATTTGTCGTATCTTATTATAAATTACAAATGTTCTCTTCTTCTTGTACTGGTGTAGAAACAAGTCAAATTGTTTTATACGAAACATCTAACATTATTGAAATCTATATCGGAGAACACCATAGCTGTTCATCTTGGAATAGCGGTAGAGCAGTTACTGGAATAGAAAATTTAGCTGGTACATTATTCTATACAGCACCCGGTGAAAATGGTACTACATTTACTGTACCAACTACCACACCAGAAGGATGGAGATTTTCACCTTCCGGTACCCCATATACTTGGACTTATACTTGGAGCGGCCCAAGTGGTCCTACAACAGCTACCGTGTGTCCAACAGTAACAACAACATATACCGCAACTGCCACAACAACTACTTCATGTGGTATAGTAACTTTAACTAACCCAACAATAGTAACCGTTACATCAACTCCAATTTCAATAACTGGCCCGACAACCGTTTGTCAAGGAAATACCATTACACTATCAACAACGGGTACTGGCGGAGTGTGGTCAAGTACAAATACAGGTGTAGCTAATGTATCTTTAAGTGGTGTAGTAACTGGTATTTCATCTGGAACATCTATTATTAAATATGTAAATGGTTTATGTTCGGATTCTGTAATGATAACAGTTAATCCTTCATATACATCAACAACAACATCAACTATATGTGATAATCAAACATATACATTTGCGGGAAACACATACAATACATCAGGAACATTTGTAAATCATTTCTATACCGTAAAAGGATGTGATTCTATTCTAACCCTGAATTTAACAGTTAATCCAACTTATAACAACACTATATCAGCAAATATATGCCAAGGAGATACATTTAATTTTGCGGGATATAACTATACATCTGCTGGGTCATATACTCACACCTTTACAACAATAAAAGGATGTGATTCCTTAGTAACACTAAACCTAACAGTTACACCACTACCATCAGTTGATTTTTATGTAAAACCATATGCTTGTATTGGAGATACAGTTACCGTGGCTCTTACATATCATAGTAATGATGTTATAGACTATGTATGGACTTGGCCTTCAAGTACAAACATAATAACGTCCGCTGATCATGGAGGACCATATACCATATTATTTAATAATGGTGGAATATATACTATATCAGTATCCGCAACAAATGGATTATGTACAAAAACATCCCAAGATACTATTAAGATAGGAGACTATCCAGATTCAAGAATAGCCCCTTTCCAAAATAATATTTGCTTTGGTGAAACAGTTATGTTTAGACCTCTAAATATAACTTACATGGATTTTTATAGATGGACACCCTTTAGATTTTTCTATGAATCAGAATCAGAATCTTTATATAATGGAGCTGCTTACGGTGTAATGGACACATCAGGATGGGCTATACTAACAGTAACAACCCCATATGGTTGCCATTCTTCTGATAGTGTTTGGGTTGATGGACATTCTTGTTGCCAACTAACGTTACCATCCGCCTTTTCACCAAATGGAGATGGTAAGAACGATAAGTTTGGACCAATAGGACAATACTATAAGTTACATGAGTTTGTTATAAAGAATAGATTCGGTGAAACAGTTTTTGAAACAGCTAATCCAAGTGAGAAATGGAATGGAACATTCGGTGGAGTTCCTCAAGATTTAGGAACATACTTTTACTTCATTATATATGAATGTGACGGAAAAGAAAGACTACAGAAAGGAGATATAACATTGATAAGATAAAAAAAAAGAGAGACCATATGGTCTCTCTTTTTATTAGAAGAAGTATTGATACTTATCATCCAAAAGGAATGACAACTTCAAGTCTCGTAACGCAACTTCATCCAATGTAGTAAAATCTCCCCAAACAACATATTCAAAATGATCCTCATTTCTCCAAATATTCTCATGAATAGACTGTTGTTTACCTTCCACCATTATCCACTCTTTTTTAGAGTTCCTAAAAACAATAACGTTTCCGATTTTTAGATCTGTCTCAAATGATTCCAAATGAGTTTTTGGAATGAGGAAACATGACTTATCCCTACCAGATTGATAGAAAGAGTCATAATGATGAGACTTACCATTAACATAAAGGTTAATCCCATCGCTTGGTTCAATAAAAATTCCATCTTTCATCATTAAACAAAATTATAAATAATAAATGATAAATCAAAATTAATATATACTTATATGAAATGGATTAAAAAATACGAAACATTCGTCAATGACGATAACAGAGGTGACGAAGGAAGTTATCCTAAATCTGACGCTTTAGATAAGCAAAAAGCAACTGAGTATGTTGATAAAGTTCTTTATAGTACTAACTATAAAGATATAATGGATGATCTTAAAATAGAACCACCCAAAGATTTAGAAGGCAAAGATATGGATAAGTACTTTGATGACGAAATAAGAGAGAAAGCCATTGAATACTACGCTAAACACGGTGTTCCAGGTGAAGTAAATATGGAAACTTATCCAGTAAGTGGAGGTGACGGAATTCCAAGAACTAACAATGTTGGCGGAACTAGCCATACAGCCTCATTTAGAATAGGTGAGAATAAAGTTAATTTTGATCATGAGATAGAAATATCTGATGATGAAATGAGACAATTCGCCAAAGAAGAACCTTTACAAGATTTAATCAGAAGCGGTAAAGTAAAACTAACCAATAAGAAAGTACATTTTAATAAAAAAGATCAAGAAACAATTGATACCCTAGATATGTATTTAGAAATCGATAAAAACACATTAAAATCTGATACAGATGAAACACATTAAATCAGTAAATGAACTATTTGGAATAGGAGATAGATTAAGATCTAAATTCAATAAAGACGAAGGTGTGGCTAAGGAAATCTTACTCATGATAAAATCATCTTTGTATATAGAAGAAGATAAGGATGATAAAATACACACCTTTAAATTTAGTATTGATGGATTTAATATAAAATCAGAAAGAGAAACTATTCGATCCGGTGGTGTTGGTGAAAGTAAAGTAAACGAAGAGGGTCCACATTCTATAACTACAATTGTGTATAGCCTATACATTGACGATAGAAAGTTAAAATCTTCAGACTATATAAATAAAAAAATTTGGAAAAAACTAGAATCTATTATTGAATCACAATCCCCAATATCTGATTTTAGAAAAGCATATAGAACAAGATGAATCACATTAAATCAGTAAATGAACTATTTGGAATCAATACCTTTTTCAGAAAGAAATTTAACTCTGATGAAGATATAGCGATGGATATTTTAAATAGAGTTAAATCTAAAAAATATACTATAGTAGATCCAACCGGTCCTGATTTAGATCCTTGGTCAATACTACAACCAAAATACCAATTCAAAATAGATGACTGGGTAATAAGTATTCAAGAACATTATAATCCAATGGGTTCATCTGATTATGTTCTCCTAGTAGATTCAAAGATTATAAAGTGTTCTAGGTATATCTCAAAAAAAATACATGAGTACTGCCAAAAAAACTGGTCACAACTAACAAGACCCATTCAAAGACAAGAAATGGAAGAAGAATATGACCCAGTAGATGACTACCGAAAAGCATTTAGAACAAAAAAAAGAAGATAATCACTTCTTAATCCTATTCTTTAAGTTATCCCACAAAATTTGATGAATATCATCTATCTGGTCATATCTTATTCTTATTAAATCAATATAGTTGTCCTCACAATAATCCGACTTTATCTTATCATTTATTTTGATAGACTCAAATGCCTTCATCCCACCAAAAAATTCCATCGGTTGAAAATGCTGTTTTCCATCAAACTCAATACACGTCCTCATAGATGGAATATAGAAATCAAATGGTAATTCAAACTTATTCCTACAATCCGGAAATTTCTTTTGTCTATCAAAATTTATATTCCACTTCTTTAAGAATTTCGATACTTCCTTTTCGCCCTTAGACTCACTACAATTTGGACAACCACTACCTTGTAAGTGAGATAATGGGATTTGATTAAAGTCACCATGTATTAGACACGTTATTATAACTTTTACTTGATTCTTTTTATATTCAGTTTTATCATAGTTATACTTAAACTCATGAACTCTATTTGACTCCTCAATAAATTGTTCTGTTGTTTTTCTAAGATTTAATTTCTCCGGAGCATGTATTAGATGACACTCTGGAATCTGATTATATAAAACCCCATTATGTATAATCTTAACTTTAGTTTTACAATCAACATATTCTACTAAAGAATAATCATACTTATCTCCCCACTTATCCCTTGATTTCTTCTTAAAGTATTCAAGATTCATATGCTCTTCCGGTGATAATTTTCTTAAATGTGAAATAGCCACCTGTTCAAATACAATACCATCATATATGATTTTAACTTTATTTAATGCCCCAGTATATTCAGATAACGAATAATCATACTTATCACCCCATACTTCCTTTGCCTCTGATATAAATTGTTCTGTTGTTTTGGTCGGTGTATTCTTTTCCGGACACCTACCCAATAAAATATGTTTAACAACTTTTTGTTTGTAAGAAACTCCTTGATATACAATATCAATAGTATTATTTGATAATACCTTATCTGGTAAATTTGGATACTGATATTTATACCCATGAACGTCTCTCGCTCTATCTAAAAATTCTTGTTTAGTCATAAAGTATATATAAAAAATATATTCCCCCCTTTGATTTTTTATAAAGGGTTTTTTAAAAAAAGTATAAAAGGGGGGAACGATTTCTTTATATATAATTAAAAATAAGAAATATATAAAATGGCAAAAGCAACTAAAGAAGTTAAAAAGTTCGAATTCAGTAAAGTCGGGTCTATAATAGATAATATAGCAAAGAGTATTCCAATTTTAGTTGAGAAGGAAATAAAAGAAAAGACATTCATAACTACTGGTGTTTATCTAGTAGACGCAGCAATGTCTGGTAGATTACTAGGTGGAGGTATAGCAACTAATAGAATTTCAGTATTTGCGGGTGAGTCCGGAGCAGGTAAGTCATTTATGTGTTATTCATGTGCTAAAAATGCCCAAAAAATGGGATACTCTGTTATCTATATTGATACAGAACAAGCTATTGATCTGGAAGATTTACCAAAATTTGGGGTAGATAACTCACTTGAAAAATTCAGACTCATTCGTTCTAATAAAGTGGAGGATGTTAATATGTTATTAACTCAATTGGTGGATGACTTAAAGACTCAAAAATTAGAAGGATATGAATTACCAAAATTAATGATAGTAATAGACTCACTCGGTCAGATGGCGTCTAATAAAGAAAAAGCAGACTTATTAAAAGGAGATATCAAACAGGATATGACAAAAGCAAAAGCATTGGGATCCCTTTTTAGAAGCATAAATACTGACTTGGGATATTTAGATATTCCACTTTTAGTAGCCAACCATACCTATCTAACACTCGACATGTATCCCAAATCCGTCATGAAAGGCGGGAATGGTCTCCTATATTCAGCTTCAGTTATAGGTATGATGTCTAAGTCTCAGTTAAAAACTGGTGAGGAAGATGATATGGATCTGGGATCATCTGGTATTACAGTTCTATTTAAAACACAAAAGTCAAGATTAGCAAAACCAAAGAAAATCCGTTTTGATATATCATTCGCACATGGTATGAATCCTTATACAGGTCTTGATGCTTTCTGTCGTCCAGAATATTTTAGTCAAATTGGTATTGCTTGTGGTAAGATGGAAGTTGATAAATCAACTGGTGAGATGACGTTTAAACCGGGTGGAAATCGTTGGTATGTATCACATTTAGATAAATCATTTACGACTAAGAATTTATTTACTCCACAAATATTCACTATGGATATTTTGAAGAAAATGGAACCGATTGTTAATGATTACTTTAGATTCAAATCTTTAGATGAAATCGAACAAGTTGAAAAGGAATTTAATTCTATAGTTGGTGATGACGAACTAGATGAAAATGGATTCTCTGATGAAATAAGTGCTGATGATTTATTCAGTTAATAAATAAAAAATAATATACAATAAATCAAACAATCTTTAGACCATGAAACAACGAATTTTAAACATTTTAAGGGAAAGAAATCTTGATACTAAGAGATTTAATGTAGAGATTTTATATAAGGCTGGTATCAACAATATAGTTGATAATATAGAGTTCTATATAGACAAACCTTATACGTGTGAGTCTGTCCTAGAAGAACTGTTTAAACGAGGAGTTTTGGAACAAATTGAAAAGACCCAATCAAGATTATGATTGGGTCTTTTTTTCCCTTGTTGTTCTAAGTGTTCTTATATAGAAGAACCACTGTCCTGAAAATAAAAATATAGATCCCATCAATCCAAGTATTGGAATCTTGATAAGAACACCAAGTATGTTAAAAACCATAGAACCAAACAGTAGAGGGAAATATATCTTTTTATAGTTTTTGGATGTAGATAAATCTTCCACAATCGATCTAATACTCTTTTTATTCAAAAGGTTATTTAACGATTCATCTCTTTTACATGGAACACATAATTCCCTATTTATACCTTCTTTCTCCCAAAGATTTATTGCTCTTTGTGGGTCATCACTTGTATCAAATATATCTTCATTACAATGATAACATATTAATCCCTTTTCTAGGGATCCTTGAATAAAATCACGTTTCTTCATCATTCTCATATACCTGAAAATAAAATAGAAACTACCTAAAGTAAAAAACTGAATTATCATAGGAATAATCATGGATATATAAATCGTTTAGGCACAACAGTAGTTATCTTAACAAATTGTCCATCACCAAGTGGATCTAGATCTAGAATCTCTCCTTCTGGTCTTTGAGATCGCATCACATGAAAGGTAACTTTGTCTCCTTTCCGGAGATTTTGGCGAAATACATTAGCCATTTTTTCATTCTTGATTAGCTTAATAAAAAATCGAATACTGAAAAATACTCCTACAATAGTGAGTAGATAAATTATTGTGTTTATCATTTTACATTCCTTTTAATAGTTGTGTGAGTTTTGAGTCACGAATATCTTGTTTAGAAGCAATACGTTTGTAACATTCTGGTCCGAACCCGGTTTCTACTGATTCCGGTACAGTCAGTTGTTTACCACATTTACCACAACGACCATCGTGGTAGATTTCAATCAAGTTACTTAATGTGTTTGTTGCTAACTTAGCAATAACAAACTGAAATACTTTAACCGACTGAGCTTCCGCACTTATTCTAGCTTTAGGGGAGTGTTTAAACTGTCCGTTCCTATATGTACCAAAAAAGGTATATGTATCTGGACTTGTTAAAACATTGATAAAGTAAATGTCGTCAGTCTTGTGTTTAACAACTTTATATGTGAAACGGTTTGAAGTGTTGGTATTAAGAAACGTAACAAATGACTTACCACCAAAGATAAATTTAAGACCCATTTCGTGTTTTATAATACCGCTCATATTTGATTGTTTTGTTACACAAAGATACGACAATTTTGGTAAATAATAAAATTATTTTTCCCTCTCCAAACCCGTTCCCATACAGGAAGAACACTTTGGAATTTTACCATTAATTGTTGTATCATAATAACCACTGCCATTACAGGCTATACATTTGATTAGTTTTTTTCCGTGATTTTTCTGATACTTTTCAGTTCGTATTTTCTTACGTTCAATCCAATCCATATACAAAAATATGTAAAATATTTGAAAGGAGAAAACAAATTTTAAATAGATACTATTATGAATATAATAGGAATAGATCCCAGTTTAATCTCAACTGGTTTAGTAGTAAATGGTAAAATTTTTAACTATTGTCGTGAAAGTGACGCAAATAATAAAAGTGGACTTAGTAAATGGTTTAAACTTTGTGAAGGAAAAATGGAGTTAAGATATATTACTTACCGTCATTTTGAAAACTATTCAGAAGGTGAACTAACTAAATTAAAAGATTATGACTTAATCACTGATATGATTATCAGTGATATATTAGAAAATATAGATAAGGATCAAGAAACTAAAGTCGGTATTGAAGGATTTTCTTTTGGTTCTTCTGCTGGAGATCTAATAGATTTGGTGGCATTTTCAACTTTATTAAGAAAGAAGTTATGGGATTATGTTACTAAAGACATATTAGTTTTATCACCTTCTTCACTAAAACAAGAAGCTTGTAAACTTACTTACAAACCAATTAACATAGGTAAGAAGAAAGAAAAGTGGGTTTATAAAAATAATGATGGGGTTGCTGGTGGTAACTTTACAAAGAGAGAGATGTTTTTAGCAATAGTTGATAATGATGAACTAGTAGACGAGTGGGTTAACTTATGTAGAAATTTAAAATCTGATATAATGTCGCTCTCGAAAGTCCCTAAGCCATTTGAAGATATAAATGATGCAAGGATTTTGTATAATATCCTCGACAGGAGTTGGAACTTTTAATATATACTTTATGATAAAAAATGAAACAATAAAATTAAAAGTATCGTCAGGTTTAAAACAAAATTATTCCAATTTAGGATATGATTTAAGTAAAAAAGAGGTTGAATTTAAAATTGTAGATTTAAAAGAGGTATCAAACCAAAAAATAGATGTTATTTGTGATTTATGTAAAAATGAATATAATATTCAATATGCTAAATATGTAAAAAATATTAAAAGAAATAGTTTTTATTCATGTAAGGAATGTGGATTATTAAAAAGAACCGAAATGATGAAGAAAAATAATTTATCTTTAAATTCAAATTGGCAAGAAAAAAAGAAACAAACTTTTATTAAAAATTATGGTGTTGATAATCCTTCTAAATCACAAAGTATAAAAGATAAAAAAATAGAAACATGTTTAAAAAATTACGGTGTTAAAAACGGTCTTAAATTAAGAGATAAAGTTAAAAACGGTATGTTAAATAAATATGGATTTGAGTTTCCTTTACAATCAGATGTTATAAAAAATAAAATGTATGAGGATTTATTATTCAAATATGGTGTTAATAATGTTTCAAAATTATTAGATATAAAAAAGAAGAAAGAAGAGACTTGTTTTAAAAACTATGGTGTTAAAAATCCTAGTCAGAATAAAGAAATATCCAATAAACAAATCATTGCATATAAAGAGAACTATTTGGAAAAATATGGTGTGGAACATCCAATGCAAAGAAAAGAGATTTTTGAAAAGATGTTATTATCGGCTTATAAGATAACCTATTATAATGAAGAATTATTTAGTCAGGGAACATATGAATTAGATTTTTTGAATTATTGTCAAGAAAGTAATATTATAGATTTAGTTTCAAATGGTCCTTCATTAGAATATGAATTAAATGGTAAAAAACATGTTTATCATGCAGATTTTTATATAGAAAAATATAATTTGATAATTGAGGTTAAATCTAATTATACATACAGTGTTGATTTAGACAAAAATTTAGCCAAAGAAAAATATTCAAAATTAAATGGTTATAATTTTTTATTCATAATAGATAAAAATTATAATACAATAAAAAATTGTAACCTATAAGTATTCATTCTTCAAAAAGTCATATAACTCGGTTTCATCATCACAGATAAAGTAATCATTTTGCCCCCATTTATCTGTCCTTATTACAGTAAACCATAGGTCGTCTAACTTCACCACTTCGGTGGAGTTATTATCAGTCCATATTTCGAGAAAATCGGAATTAAAAGACCAACGAATATATTGTCTTTTCTTTCTATCCATTAAAATTTCAATAATCTTTTTCCTTTCAACAGAAAGGAAATCATCCATTATGTGATTTCTTTTCTTATCCATAAAGGAAACTTGATTTACTTTCGTAGCTTTTCTTGACTCATTAAACCTCTTTATTCTCATAAAACTATATATTAAAAATAGATATAAGTATTATGAAAAAAAGTAAATTAAAGAAAATAATCGAAGAAACAATCAGTGAGTACAATAAAAGTACAGAAAATACCTCACCCTATACCACCAGTAATAAATACCTGACAGTCTCTAACCCTACTACATATGAAGATCCTATGAGTTATTATGATGAAGAAATATCTGAGAACTTCTATAAGTTTGCTATTAGAGCTGGTAAAGCAACCGATAAGTTTACCACATCTACTTCATCGGAAAGGATGACCATTACTGGACACATAGGCAATGATACAATAGATATTATAATCCATAAAAAAGGATTTAGAATAAATCGATATAACTCAAGTGGAATGTTCACACTTGGAAACACTCCAGTTAAACATCCACTATCATATAATGACGATAAAATGTTTGATAGACTTAGTCCTTTTTTAAATTCTATTAAACAAGAGTCACATAGGGAAGCTTTTCTTAATGAGATTGATGAAATATGTATATCTACTAAACTATCCAGAGAATCTAATTTAGAAGAACTTCTAAACAATGAAAATAATGATGATAAATGTTAATCAATGAAATAACTATTAAAGGGTTTAAATCCTTTGGAAATAACGAACAAACCATTAAACTAAACACTGAAAAGGGAGAACTTATTCTTTTAACCGGATCTAATGGTAATGGTAAAAGCTTAATCCCATCGACCACAATAGAGGTTAATATTCCAATAGAATTATTTACTCTACAAGATCTTTTATATTTTTTGGAAGTAATGGGAGAGGAAAGTTCATATATTTTATATATAAAAGAAAAAAACATAAAATTATATGAAGAATATATCAAATATAGAGATAAATAAAAAGCAATTGGAAAATTACTTGATGGAGTTCCACCCATCAAAAATATATTTCTATAATTCCATGTTTGTTGAAGATGATTTTACGGTTGGTAAATTTGTTTTTATAAGATTAATGAAATCGAAAATTAATATGCCTAAAATAGGTAAATCATCAATAAATTATTGGATAGCTAGGGGTTGGGATGAATATGAAGCTGAACTAAAAAGAACTAAACCAATTGTTGGTAATAAATCACCTATGAGAATAGAGTATTGGGTATCAAAAGGATTTTCTATAGAAGAGGCAAATAAAAAAATAAAATCCCAAAGAAAAACAAATTTGGAATATTGGACTTCGAGGGGTTTTTCTGTTGAAGAATCAAATCTTAAAATAAAAGAATTTCAATCTGAAAATAGCTTCAAACGCGGTGTTAAATATCGAGAAGATGAAAAGTTTAGAAATATAATCAAATCAAAACAACCTACAAATATTGAATATTGGTTAAGTTCTGGATTTTCGATCGAAGAAGCAAAAAATAAACTATCTGAACGACAACACACATTTTCTTTAGAAAAATGTGTTTCTAAGTATGGAAAAGAACAAGGGTTAATAGTCTGGAGAAATAGACAAGAAAAATGGTTACAATCTCTATATAAATCTAATTACAATGGTAAAGATGGTAAGGACTCTAAATCTATAGATTACTTTAAAAAAAATTATGGGGATAATTGGGTAGAAAAATTTATAGATTGTCAATCTATAAAGAATAAAGAATTTGTTAAATTTTTACTCAAATTTAAAAATTATATGGATTTGATCGATTATTTAATCAATAAGAAATATTCATTTGGTGATATTTTTCTTAAAATTCATAATAGATTAATTCCTGAGTTTTACAATATCGAATATATTGATCTACATAAATATCTAATATCGAAATTTCCATTCTATAAAAAAGGAAATAGTATTGACTATTATATCCATAAATATGGAGAAGATTGGCCATCAAAATTTATTGAAGAAACCTCATTTAAAGATAAAAATGAGATTTATGATATGTTAAAATTTAACACATATACACAATTGGTAGATTTCTTAGTTAGTAAAAACCTTTCCATTACCGAAATAACATTGAAGATTCAAAATAAAATTATACAAACATACTATAATTGTACTATAGAAGACATGCTTAATTATTTAATGTCCCTTTCTATTTATATAAAATCAAAATATGGAAATATGAGATATTTTAATAATCATCTTTGTAGAAGTGATTCTGAGTTTATAATAGCTAGATTTTTAGTTGAAAATAATATTGAATACAAATATGAAAAAAAATATCCTAATTCAAATTACAAATGTGATTTTTTTATACCAATATTAGATTGCTATGTAGAATATATGGGAATGTTCAACAACATTGAATATAAGAACAAGTATAAAAGAAAGAAAACCTTATGTGTTAGTGGTAATCTTAAACATATATATTCTTCTTCGGTAGAAGAAATTAAAAATTATTTGAAAAATGAAATTGAAAATATCACTTAATGAGTTAAATAACTTACAATCTAAATTTAGTATTTTAAAAAAATATAATGTTGAAGTAGATACAAAAAATGGATATAAGTCGATTAAAAATATCGGAATAACATCTCCGAATTCATGTAAGATAAATATTAAAACAGAAAAATTTGAAATAACTGGATCACCAACACATAGAGTAATTAGAAACAATAGTTGGACTTTTTTGGAAGATTTAAATATAGGTGACAAAATTTTAACAAAAGATGGATATCAAAAATTAAATTCTATAAATCATGACCCGAACATAGAGGATCTATGGGATATAGAAGTGGATGGAGAAGAATATTATTCTAATGGTATAGTAAGTCATAACTCATCTTTTATTGAAAGTTTTGAGTATGTACTTTACGGGCGCGTAAAGTCAATGAAGAAGAAAAAGTGGGCTACTCTATCTACTCTACCTAATCGTATTAATAACGAGTTACAAAATAAAATCAAATTCAAATCCAATGGAAGTGAGGTGGAAGTTGTGCGTGGTATTAATCCAAGTACACTCAAGTTAATCGAAAACGGAATTGAAAATGATAGGGCGGGTAAAGCTAATATAGATGAAAAGATTGAAAACTATATTGGAATGGATATTGAAACCTTCAAATCTTTTATATCTATGTCTATTAATGACTTCAAAAACTTTATTAGCTTATCTAATGAGGAGAAACAACTGTTATTAGATAAGTTATTTAATCTTGAAGTTATTAATATCTTAAACCAGATACTAAAAGACTTAGCTAAAGCTAATAAGATACAAATGACTAAATACGATTCAGAAATATCTACATTAGATGACTCTATTGAATCTATAAGAAGGTCTATCGAAAAAGCTCTTGAAAAAGAAAAGTTAAATATCCAATCCGAGATCGATCAAATTAAGACGGATATGGAGTCTAAGAAAGATGAATATCAAGCTTTGAAGGAAAGAGTTGAAAAGATAAAACAAAAGGAATCTGAACTTAAATCTGAAATGGATAAGGAAAGAGAACAGTTTATTACTATAAATGGTGAGATTAAGTCTGCTCAAAAAGATATTGATCTTTATGATTCTGGTAAATGTCCTACTTGTGGCACTGATTTTGACAACGATCACTTTCATAATCTAAAAGATGTCTTATTGGAAAAAAAGAAGTCATTAGAAGGTATTAGAACCGAAATAGAGACTACTATTAAATCTATTAGAGAGAAACAAGCAAAGCTTCAAGAAATGTCTGATAAGACTAATAAAGCTTTTAATGATATTACTTACTTATTAAAGAGTTATAAATCCCAACTTGAGAAGTTACAAACTCAAAAAGATAGAGAATCGGGTAAGTCAGTTGATATGTCTGAGTTTGAAGATACCATTAAAGAACTAAGTGAAAAGAAGTCTATTAGTATTGATTATTCAACTGTTTGTAAGGAAAAAGAAGTTTATTATAAAGAGTTAACTAAAGTCTTTGGAGAAGATGGTGTTAAACGTAGTATTATATCTGGTATTATTAAACCTATTAACTTCTTTATTAGTGAGAATATTAAGAAAATGAGGTTACCATTTCAAGTGGAATTGGATGAAACATTTACGGCTCAGATTAAGAACTTTGGAAATATAGTGGATCATGATACATTAAGTTGCGGAGAAACAAAGAAAATAAACATATCTATACTCATTGCATACCTAAAATTAATAAGGACAAAGAAACATATTAATATACTCTTCTTGGATGAGATTTTTTCTTCCATAGATATTGAGGGATGTGAAGATATACTTAATTTGTTAAAATCTTTTGCTAATGATTATAATATTAATATATTTGTAGTACATCACGCTATTTTAAATCAGGAGTTATTTGATAGAATATTGAATATTAACAAAGAAGTATTCACTACTATCAATGAATATGTAACTACTGAAGGTAGAGATTTAAGATTAGAAACACTTTTTCAATAATGGAAATAATAGATAAATTTATAAGTCTAAATTAAATTAAATAGATTATTATATGAGTAAAACAACAACTATAAATATCTCAGGTCTTACATATTCACTCACTATTTCTCCACCAAATCTTTTAGAAGATTCTTCTAAGATGAATGAAGAAGACATACTAGATATGTTGTGTAAAGTACCTATTACTACTTTACAGGAAATTCGTGATATTTATTTGGAAAAGAATAAATGTGTTAAAGAAATGCAGTTTCAAAAAGCTGCAGAGTTACGTGATAAAGAAAAAATGATCTATGAGAAAAATGGACTACCAATTAATTTAAGACTTCATGAAATGAAAGATCTATTAGAAACTATTCGGGAACGTCAAATAAATACTATTATAAGTGAATAATTTGGATAAAATACCTTTAGAAACTATTGAGTACTATCTTTTTCTAAAGTTGAAAAAACGTGAATCAGTTAAAAGTCAGAGGTATAAAGAAGCTGCTAAACTCAGAGAAAAAGAGATAGAAATAATAAGAATTTATCCTGATATAGATGTAGATTGGCAATATAGTGAGAATCTTAAAGATTATTGTATCAAGCGTAGGCGTGACGAAAAGATAAATACTATTATAGATGAAAACTAAATCTTTTAATATAGGTGATTGGGTAGTACATACTCATATAAGTGGTAAAAAGTTCAAAGTAGTTGAACAGGTTACTCCTTCACACTATATCATACAAGATACTGAAACAAAACAAACTTTTCTAGAACCAGTGAATCATTTACTTGATTTAATCGATTCAAGAGATAGTTTAATAAATTTTATTTTAGATGAAAAGAAAATCGATTATTAAGTTTATAATCATATTCATACTTTCTTTTATAGTAATGGAAGGTATAGAAAGGTTATTAGAGAATATATTTCATATAGATCTTAACAATCTCAAATGGGGATGGTTAGGCCTTATGATACTATATGGATTTAAATTCCATATATTTTGTTGTTTATTACCCGCAATTTTTGCATCCTATAAATGCCGTCACAAAAAATGTAAACACGAACACTGTGAAACCAATACTAATAAATGAATACAAACGTCCCGGTATATCATCATTAGAAAGAGATATTACTATTAAAAAACTATTAAATATATGAACTTAAATAGAAATCACGGATCTACGGGTGATAAAATCATAATAAAAGAAACAGGAGAGGAAAATACTATTCAAGATTCTTATGGGGTTGCTACTTATAATGTAAGTTTTACTTATAATTTTGACGATATACCTGATATGGATATGGAAGGAGAAACTATGACATTTACACACCATGATATTAAGCCAGAAGGTTGGTATTATACCACCAAAGATGGTAAAGAATACCATGAAGATAAACTTATAATAGGCAAAGACAATATAAGAGATTATAAAATAAATCAAATCAATAATGGACTTTAATAAGAACTACTATCTTACTCTAGGTGTAAGTCATACTTCTACCGAAAGGGAGATTAAGAAATCATACTATAAGCTATCATTTACCCTCCACCCAGATAAAGGTGGAGATCCTATCCTATTTGGTGAAATAACAGAAGCATATGATATCTTAACATCTGATAAAAAACAGGAATATGATAGAAGAAGTAGATGGGGTTCTAACTATGATGAATCATCAGAAATATTAAACTATGAGTTTAATAATAACGCCAAGACTTGGGATGAAGAAAAACTAAAATCTTGGATTGATAAGAATCAGTTAAACATTCTACACTATGTTGATGAAAAATTTGACGGTTCTGTTGAATATGAAAGATGGGTTATCTGTAAAACTTGTGGTGGTGATGGTAGGGATATAACTTCTAAGATAGAAATTAGGGATACTGAAGGCAATGTTAGATACTTTGATGGATCTGACGGATGTGATTTCTGTGAAGGTTCCGGAAAGAACTGGAATGGTGACCCGTGTTACTTCTGTGGTGGTAAAGGACAAGTGGGATGGACTGATTGTAAGTCTTGTAAAGGTCAAAAAAGGATTTTAGGTAAGCAAAAATTGTCCGGTATAAAAATACCGGACGGTGAGAAAGCTTTTCAAGTTGAATATATGGGACACTTTTCTGTGGATGAACATGGAAAAGTTGGTCACTTATGGGTTATCAAAAAGTAGGAGCTGATAAATATGTAGTCCATGTGGTTGTTGTTGTCCCTAAAGTTGAACCACCAACTGAACCTGCTCCACTTGATACAACCCCAGAGGAATCAATAACAATATCTACTGTACCAATGAAACTAAATGCTCCACTACCATAATCAATATGTGGAGCAACTGCTGAGTATGGTGTTTTAATAGCCATATCAATAGCTAATGAAGTATTCGCATACTCATCATAAGCAACAAAATATTGGAAGAATGGAATCATATCTACTTCATAGAATGATAAGTTATCCATCTGAATTGTAAGTGGATAATAATCAGCTGGTGATGTTGCTATACCACCACCGACAAACATCATTGATAAAGAGTGTTTGTTATAAAAATACTCTCTCTTTATAGGATCTGAACTATACACTGGATTAGCAATTAACTGACTTATAGACCAAGTAGCTGGGAATGAAAGTGTGTTAATAGCAGGTGGATAGAAAGAAGGACTATTATGTACACTCCTAGCGTGATTATATCCACCCGGAACAGGATCCGGTCCGGTAAATCCTTTGAAACTTATCAAATTATACTCCATCATAGAATACCTTTTAACTGGTATATTGGTAGTATTTGAATTTTTCAATATTGTATAAGTCTGTATTGCAGAAGATGGCCAAGCAGTCGCCCCACCGGTGCTATATACCTCCGCATGTGTACTTGATATATATTTTAAAGTATTATCTGTATTCTCTAGGACAAAATCTTCTGGATATAAACTCCAAGACCCATAAATACCAAGATCTAAAACTGAAACCCCAGTCGACCCTTGTGCCCACGATTGTATATCCCATCCGTCGTTATAGAAGTTATCTAAACCAAGTGAATGTATACTTTTACTAAAGAGGTTATTAAAGCTTCCTTCTGGTAAATAATTATCATACTTTGTCCACTTGACACCTAAACTATAATCCTTACTACTAGTATCATATCCATTCCTAAACGTTGATAAGCTAGATAAAACATCGTATGTAATTAAACCATTAAGATTTGGTTTACTACTAACACCATTAATAGAATAATAACCAGTACCTTGCTCCCAATAGATAGTATCTTGATACAAATTAGATTGTGAATCAGCTGTATAATTTACATCAATCCAAGATTCGTATAAGAAGTTATAAGGATCAGCTATATTTCTATCTATAAATGTAAAGTTTTGTATTACACCAGTATTATATGAAGGTAATGTAAGACTAGCTGGTACATTATTTGAAATGTAATGACCTCCATTAAACTTACCATCAATCCAGTGAGTGTCCTGCATCTCTGTTATGTTTGGATAACCTTGGAATAATCCAGTATTCCATACTCCTCTAAAATAACCATTCAAGAACGCTCCAGACAACCAAACATTTTTAGTTACATATATAAGGTGATATGATGAGTCTTTAACAATTTGTCTTAATGGGAAGTTTGTAGTTAAACTTACTTTAAGGTAACCATTAGGCCAATCAGTTGAAACTGTGTTATTAATATCTACTATTGTATAGTAATCTTTTATAAGAACTCTACTACCATTTATATTAATACCAACAATATTTCCGATGGATACTTTATCACCTATGGATAAACTATTCATAGAACCTAACGAAACTAAGGTTATGATCCAGTTCTTTTTCCAAGCAGTTGACGTGTCCGTTTGATATGTCATACTTTGATTAACATCACTAAATATTAATGTATCACTTGTTCCAAACCAATCAGAAGCCCTATATCCATTATTCCAAACACCATTCTCCCAAATTCCAGATTGGAAAACACCATTACCATAAGCAATACTTACGACATTACCATCAGACGCACCTGCGGTCAAAGCCAAATGATTATCATTTGGTAGAGATACTGTAGATCCAACTATACCATTATATAATGTATTATTATAAGTATCATGATACTCAGTTAACCTTTCGGTAATCTCTCCCCTTAATAACCTCATTATACCATTGGATGTCTTCTTAATATAAAATTGTTGACCACCCGGAGACGCAAGAGAAGCGTCTGTTGTGTTAATAGTGAATGTTAAGTTATATAACTTTGGATAATAATAATCGTAGTGGTTGGTTATGGTATATGGTACACCAAGATATGAATAACCAGTAGTATTAGTTGTCCAACCCCAATGGTCTGACGATAATGTAAATGTTTGTACACTACCACCATACCCAACTTCAATAGAAACTGTTGGCGTTAACTCAACCGTAACCTGTAATTTAACAGTATAAGTTGTTGCGGTATCGACAAACACACTAGTAGTGGGTCCTCCAGAACTTTTTACAGCATATAACTTACTACTTGGTGGTGTATTTGCCGATGCAGTCGCATTTATATTATAACCATAATACCTATTAGTGGAGTCATATGAAGATGATCCACTCGATGCTGACATAGTACCCCCTTTAGTATAAGCATTTGAATCTGTCACAACACCAGTTGATATAGATGTTGACGTTGTTGCGGTAATATAACTAAATGTAGAACCAATTCTCCAATCTGAACAAGCAAGGTAATCATAGTGTGGAGTCCCCGCAAACCCACTATAATATAATACTCCATAATAAGTTTCATGTGAATAAGTCCAGCTTCCTGTACTACCCAATGAACCCACTGGTATATCAGATAAAATCTGTATAGGAGTCACTGAAGCACTAAATACATTTATTATATGTATTGACGATGTACCTAAGGCATTTGATATATTCAATATCAAATCTTTTTCCCTACCACTCTTCATTATATTAGGAGTAGAATATGTCGATATTAATGTTGAATCATAAGGAGATCCATTCCAGTTACCATTTCTCCAACGACCCCCTTTCCAGTAAATATTATCAGCAGATCCATAATTCCAAAGACCATTATCCCAAATAGCACCAGACATATATCCATCTTGGAATATACCATTTTGCCACTCTGAATAATAGAACGAACCTGAAGCAAATATACCACCAGTCCATACACAAGATTGTGTATTAAACGAAGATCTAGAGAATGAACCAGTAAAGTTTTGATCTATATAAGGATTAAATACCCCACGAGTAAACTGACCATTAGAAAAAGTACCACCTATGAATAATGAATCTTGTATATTACCAAAGTTGTGATTAAACATACCATCCATCCATAAGACATTTGACATATTTACACTTATATTTATCTTCTTCTCATCTACCTTTCTTACCAACTGAGTAAACACTCTTTCTTTAGTCTTAACCTCATACTTTTTATCAGAAACATATCCGGAGTTCCATAAACCATAATACGATGATGTAAATGAGTTAGCAAAATCAAACTCACCTATAGATGATACTGAAGAAGGAGTCGCACTAACTCTACCACTACCTAAGAATGTACCATTGTAGAATAATCCGGTATTCCAAAATCTTCCTTGGAATATACCACCATTAAAGTCACCAGAATACCAAACAGAGTTAGTACCCGTATTAGCATTACCAAATACCCCACCATAGAAACTACCACCTTCCCATCCATAATCAGTTGAATATGTAGAAAAGTTAGTAGGAGATACATTATTATATCCATAATATGATAAGAACTTACCATTAAAGAAGTTACCACCTTTCCATCTAGCTAAGTTGGTAAACTTACCACCATTGAAATCACCATTATACCAAATAGACTGGTTAGTAGATGACGTACCATTACTAGTAAACTCACCTTTGTTAAATTTACCACCATACCAGTAAACTAAACCATCACCACCAACAAGAGCATTCTCTACTATACCATTATTCCAATAACTCACCGTAGCTGAATAAGGAAGAGGAGCAAGTGTACCAAATGTAGTATCAGATAAACTAAGATTATTAGAACCTAATACTCCATTATTCCATATACCACCATACCATGTTGACTTATATAAACGACCATTATTAAAAGTACCATTTAACCAGACTGAGTTATAAAACTCACCTATACTAAATGTACCATTTAACCAAGCTTGATATCTTGATACAGAGTCATAATCAAGAACAATAGAGGATGTTAATCCACTATCATAAAACTTACCACTATTAAATGTACCATTTAACCAATAACTTGATTTAACAACCCCATTACTAAATAAAGGACCATTCCAAATACTATTGAATAGAACACCATTATTCCAAGTTGTGTTTATTACGTGTGACTTATAAATAACACCATCATTAATAGTATTTTTATTGGTACTGAATATAATATTAATAAACCTAAGTATGTTATTATTTGATATTACCAAATTGGTATCAGTATTATCAAATTCATTACTTGATACTATACTATTTACAATACCAGTTTTCTTAAATAAACCAGAACTTATTGTAGAGTTCTTTATGATAAACTTATCAATAGAAGCATAAGTATTATTTTCAGCACCTATTACCTTATAAGATCCCGCACTAGATGTAACCCCCAAAGCAGACATTGTAGTGTCTTGTGGGAACAATCTTAAAGAAACCCAGTAAGGAGCAATAAATGGTGGAAGATGACTATCCAAACCGTTAACTTTATATCTACCATCAAGTGATACACTAAAAGTACCATTTACATATGTAATATTATTTAACCAAACATACTCACCGTTAATAGTATCAAAACTAGGAATAGAATAAGCACTATTCATTGGATCATAGTTTAGTTTAACTATAAATGAATCTAATGAAGTGTATAAAGAAATGTCTAATACATCAGACGTAAGATTCTTAATTTGGTTTTGTTGATAGTTTAAGTTATTACCACTAATCCAATTAGAGTTATTGAAAATACCATCTTTAAAATCAGAGTCATATAAATAAGTATTAGAAAATAAGTTATTAACATCAGATAGATTAATTGGACCTAGGATAGACGACTTATAAACTGGATTACCTGATGTAGAATAGTAATATCCAAAATCACTACAATCAATATCAATTGAATCATATACTTGACTATTTGATACTAATGTATTAACAGTAGTTGTTGTACCAGTAACATAAGTCTTCCATATATTATCCATTTTAGTCTTTAAACTAACTGTTATAGTCTTAGAGCTTAAACTTGAATCAAAATAAGTATCTAAAGTATATCTTGTTTCTATTGGCAAATAAACTTTTTGATCATTTGTTAATGACGATAATACATAATCCTTATTTAGTTTAGTTATATAAAAACTATCACCGGGGATTAACTTAAATAAATCTTTCGCAGATATGTAAAGTTTTAAAATACCTCTTATTGTAGTAGATATATCTGGAGATATACCAGAAATACCAGGATTTGAATCATATGACCATATATCAGCACCTATTACTTGTATACCACTATCAGAGTTATAGTCACTTGTATCAACTGTACTCTTATTAAGTTGACTATTAACTATCTTGGAGTTTACAATATTAGTATTGTTTATATCCGTATTAGTAAATAAACCATTTAATAGACTTGAGTCAGTTATATTACAAAGAGTATACTGTCCTTTCTTAATAGAAACACTAGGTGATTGAGTAATACCAAAGTAAGAATCAAGGGCAGAAAAAGTACTTGATAAACCTATATTACAGTTGTCAAATAACCCATTTAAAAATGTACCACCCTGAACATCAGAATCTATTATAAAGTTATACCCATAACCATTGTTATTTGAAACATCCGATGTTTGAACTGGTTTACCATTTTTTAAATGTGAATAATATGAACGGTCTCCGGTATTAGACTTTGAGTTCATTGAACCCGACTTCCATGTGGCATTTGTTAATATACCAGAATTCCAAGTCGCATTATTCCACGTTGCGACTTTATTCTCACTACCAAATACACCATCATTATGTGTTCCCTTAAATGTACCATATCTAAAATTTAACTTAGATATTATTGGTTGTTTATAAACCGTGTCTATAATCCATTTATTATTAACGTCTTCATATACCAATCTTTGTTTATAATCAGTACCATTGTATGTGAAATCCTCACCAACAATATAAATTCTACCATCGTTTGTATAGTCTGGATTAACACCACCTAATCTATTATCTAAAAATTGAGAAGTAATGTTTACCCATGTATTAGTTGATGAATCATCCCTAACAAAAAAACCTACTCCTATACCACTATAAGATGTGTTTCCACTAAAAGTACCAGAAGAAAATATTATATCATTTGTATATAATGAAGCAGTCAAACTACCATAAGGAACGTTACCAAAGAATTTTGAATACATTCCACTAAATGGAGTAACATTAATAGGAGTTAATATACTATTGATATAATCAAACTGTCTTTGAGAAGAGATATGATTTACTTTAATATATTGCTCAACATCTGTATCTTGAAATGGAAGAACTCCTGTATAATCAATATCCAAGATGATCTTACATCCGTCAACTCCCAATACTTTATATCCAGTTGTATTTGGAGCATATTTATCAACTGATATTAGACTATCAGAGTCATAATTACCATTGATTATAAATACAGTATCACCATAGTTAAAATTAGTATTGATCTCGCTCCAAAACGCAGTTTTTACAAAAGAACCAATATTAACAGGCTCAACATAATTAAGGATCTTTGAACTATAGAACTTACTTTGCTTATTAGCAATAGATTTTAAATAAGTCGTATTTTTAGTTAAAGTCGATGTAGGTATTTTAGATACTATAGGTTTTGAAAATAATGTTGATGCCATTAAAACTTTCTATTCTTTTGATTATATATTAAATGTCTAAGTCCATATGGATTTAATTTCTAATATACTAATATTATATTTTATAGCATTTCTATAAACATGTTCGATTTTTGAAGCCTCCGTAAAAGAATTATATGTTTTTTTTAAAAAAAACATATAATCTTCTAGAGATTTAAACTTTTTTATTTTCTTATCATCATTTATTATACCTAAATCAGAAATATTAAATTTATACCTTTTTAATCTATTGTATAACGAAACATTTTCCGATTTTATTAAAGACATTTTTTTACCAAAAACAAATTCTATTTCTTCACAATCCAACACATCATCAAATTTGATGACAGGTTTATATTCTATAATATCATTTATATTTATACTTAAATTAGTAATTTTATTTATCTCAGGTAATATTTTAATTAGTTGAGTTTTTATATTTCTTTCATAATTTCTATAAATATCATTATTCTCATCTATTATGAATATTTTTAATCCTTTATTCTCACAAATTTTTATTTTTTCAATATCCGGACTAGAGTGAAAATATCTTCCGTCATATTCAAATCCCATTTTATATTCCTCAAAATAACAATCAATTTCTTTTGGGTATATAATTTTTCTATTATTAAAACTACATTCGGTTTTTAGAATTTTTTCTAAAATATCTTTTAACATCAATTGGGGAATACTTTGTTTTTTCTTCCTCATGTGTTTACATATTTCATCATACCATCCATTACGAATGGATGCTGAATAGGAACCAGAATCTAATATATAAAATTCTTGTTTACTGGAATATTTGAGAGCTTCATTCTTAACGAATTCAAAATTTAAATCACGTCCTGATTTTTTACAAAATCTTGATGTTATTAAGTCTTTTTCATCCTTTGTCCTTCTTAAATTTAGCTCTTTTAATTTTCTACAAACAGATCTTTTCGTTTTTTTAAGATAATCAGATATTTCACTATTACTTTTTTGTTTATAATTATTGACTAAATAATCCAAATCACGATCATTCCAATATAATTTTGGGTTTATTTTCCTCTTCATTAATGAGATATACTCTTTTGACTTCCTCAATCCCATTGAATTAGCTTTTCTGACTATACAACCTATATTTTTATTTAATTTTTTTTCCAAGATTATATTATCAATCGAAGAATAATAACTAAGTAAATATTCTTCCTCCTCTTTTAACCACATATTGTTTTTTATTATATATTATTTCCAGAAAGTCATTTTTTAATCCAATATGTCTATGTAGAAATATAATAAAATCTCCAAATTATTTTGGAAGATTAGAGTATTTTTCCTATTTTTGTAGAAATAAAAGTATCTAATGAGTAATTTCAGAGTATCAAAACAAAAAATCGCACTTTTTACACATCCAAACGCAGATGCCCTAATGTTGGGTCGTGTTGGATCATACCAAGTAGTAGTCCAGAAAGGACTTTATAACGATGGTGACGAAGTTATCTTCGCACCGGAAAAGTCTGTACTTACCGGACAACTTAAAACCGAATACGAGAAGTACCTTAGCGGTCCTAACAAAGACCGTGTTAAAGCAGTTCGCCTTCGTGGTGAAATCTCAAGTGGTATTATCATTCCAAACTCTCTTGTACCAAATTTCGATCAGATCAGTCTGGACGAAGATGTTGCTGAACTACTTGGTATTACCAAGTACGAACCACCAATCCCAGCTCAACTTGCTGGTAAGGTTAAATCATTCGATATGCCTTTCATCGGTCATCACGATTGTGAACACGCTGGTGTTTATGTTAACGAACTTATCGATGGTGAAAGGGTAGTCATTACCGAAAAAGTACACGGTTCTCAGTTCATCCTAGCTCATAACCTTGAGACCGGAGAAACTATTGTATCGTCTAAAGGACAACTTAAAAAGGGTTTAGTTCTCGAAGATGCTGAGGGTAACTCTTACTGGGAAGCTGCTAAAAATGACGGATTGGTTAATAAGATTAAGTCTAACTGGTCTGGTATGGGCATTATTCAGGTATTTGGTGAAGTAGTACCTATTCAATCTGGATACTCTTACGGACAAACAAAACCAACAGCTCGTCTATTCGACATTAGGTTCAATGGGGATTCTATCCCTTACGATATGGTTCCGGAAGTATTTAAGACTATGTGGGTCCCTATAGTATTCGATGGTACTCTTACTCTTGATAAGAAAGAAGTGGTTATCTATTCTGATCCAGAAAAGGGTATTCACAAGACAAAGATTGATTACCTTCTTCCAAAAGAAGTAGTTGACCTTTGTAAGGGAATGGAACTTGTGTCTGGTAAGACACTTCATATTCGTGAAGGCGTAGTAATTCGTCCATATATCGATAGGAAAGCTGTTGATGGTACTCCACTTAGGTTGAAGATTATTAACCCAGCCTATAAGGAGACGGGTGATGAGATTTCATAAACATTTAAGTTCTTTTCCAGTTTATATTTTTAATATATACTGGAAAAGAACTTAATATTTATGGAATATGGAATTATATATTACGCATTTTGTATTTGTGAAAACAAATACTACATCGGACAGACAAAAAAAGATCTTAAAATAAGAGAAAGGGAACACATGTACCACTCCAAAAGTGGATCTAAAACTTACTTTCACAGAGCATTACTCAAACATAAATTTGAATTTTCAATACTAGAGACAATAGATGGTGAAAATATTTTCGAATTATTAAACGAAAGAGAAAAATATTGGATTGACTACTATAGATCAAGTGATCCAATGTATGGATACAATCTTCAAAAAGGTGGTAGAAATAGTACAATTTCATCAAACAAATTAATAAAACATAAACCAGAAACAATTGAAAAAATAAGAAATTCAGTTAGTGGGACAAAAAATCCTATGTACGGTATATCTTTATATAATAAATGGGTTGAATTATATGGCATTGAAGAGGCAGATAAAAAAATGATTGATTATGTTGAGAAACATAAAAAAGTACATGGTGGTAATAAAAATGGAATGTTTGGTAGATCACAAAAAGATGAAACAAAAAAACTCATTAGTGAGAAGGCAAGTTATAGAACCGGTAAAAAAGCTTCTAGATATGTTAGTATAGATGAGGATAAATTGAGAGAAATGATTAATGATGGGTTAACACCCAAACAAATGTCTGTATTAATAAATAAATCAGTTTTTGTTATTAGGAATAGAATAAAAGAACTAAACTTTAGTTGAATTCTTTATATAATTTAAATATGGTAAAGTATGTTAGAAGAAGAAATTAGACTAATGAATCAACTATTTATTGGTCTTCAAAGAAATAATAAAAAGTATGCTAATATAAAATTCTCACCCCATGATGATGGAATGGGAGTTAATATAGATTTTAGTAGATTCTATAAAATAGAAAAAATCAAAAAAATATTAAGTAAAATTTAATGGCAACAAAATCAAAATTTCCACAAAAACTCTGGAATTACAGAGGTCGATACTATAAAACAGAAAGATCATTTCTTGAAGCAGCTAATGAAGCTGATATGAGAGAAGTTGTAATCTATGAGTTTGTAGAATCTGCTAAAGCAGGTGACCTTAAAAAAGGTATTCTAACAACTCGTGAGCGTGATGAACAATTATCTGTATTACTTGATAATAATACCTTGGTTCAGTATTTAACCGATTTTAGAAGTAAACTACAAGAGTTAAAACCAGATGAAAAAAGAACTAAACAAATTGTTAGACTTCTTAAAATGGGTGGAATGACTCAATCCACCGTGAAAACATTGGTTTCACATCATCGTGAATGGTTGATTTATGAGGTTAGTAATACACAGGAATGGTATGAAATCTTAGTTAAGTTTCACAATTTCATGCCTCCAAAAGAGTCAAGAAATGGTAGATATGATTGGACTACAAAAACATACGCTAAAATACCTACACCGATAGAAGCAATTGAAAACTTTAAAAACGCAAAAGAAGTAATAAAAAAACTTAAAAAAACTGAGGTTGTTGTATAAACAACTTCAGTTTTTTTTATACATAGTCTTATATGAAACGAGTATTATGTATAGAAGATTTTTTGATTGAAACGATTGGTAAAACACATTCTTTCCTAAAGGGAGAGAAGTATCACTTTAGACTAGATAGTTTAGAGTTTTTATGTGATGAAGTTATTATGGCTAATATAAATGGTATAATAATGACCCCTTCAACATTTAGAGAAAATTTCATATTTTTAGACGAACACAGAGATAACCAGATAAGCAAAATTTTATGATTAATATAACCTTACCCCCACAACTAAAAGATTTAGAATCCGATATTAGAGATATAAAATTATCAATGGTATTAGGAGAATCCCCAGAATTTACACCAGATCTTAAAAGATTAAGAAAAAAAAATATAATACAGAATCATAAACACTGGAGTATTATTAAGCAATGGAAAGGAAAGGCTGTATTAACCGGCTCAGCAGCTCTTTATGCTTTTGGACTATTAGATAGACTACCAGAAGATATTGACTTCTTGGTTAAAGAAAAACCAGATGTAAAGCTATATCATAACCGATATCCGGGAATGGAAGGAGAGATTGAGTTACTTGGTTATTATCCTAATTATAAATTAGGATATAATGTTGATTTCTTTCCACTGAATAACAGTATAGTGATTGAAAAGGATGGATTTCTATTTCACCACCCATTTGAAATCATTGAAACAAAAGCAAGAATATCATCTTTAAGATCTGGAACACCCAAAAAACAGACTAAAGATATATACGATATAATACATATTTTAACAAAAATAAAACCAGATTATAAACCACCAACCGGCTAATTTTTAACCTTTTAATTTTTTTATATATAATATAAATCATAACTTTACAACATGGGACATTATAGAGAAATATTACCACAAATGGTTACAATAAGTAACAACTCTCGTTTAACTAACGAAGTGGCTAATACTATTGCTGAAAAATTAAGTCCTGAAGAGTTCAAAAAGTTCCAAGACTGGCTTAAACTCGCTGAAACAGAATCCCAATTAAAATCCAATCGTACTAGAATCAACCGTTTTGGTCATCCATGAACATTCTTGTAGCATAAGTAATTTTTTTACCATTTATTAACTAAAAAAATTACAAAAATATGAAACAAGAAATTATACTAGAAATTCGCGCCGGAGAAGGCGGAAGTGACTCTAAACTATTAGTCATAGACACATTAAACATCTACTGTAAATCAGCAAGAAACCAAGGGTTCGATTGTAAAATCTACGAACAAAGAGAAGGTTATGCTTCTATCTGACTAACCGGTGATGGAGTAAATAAGTTTTACAAAAACGAATCAGGATGTCATAGATGGATTCGCATCCCACCTACTGAACGAAACGGTAGAACCCAAACATCTACAATAACAGTTGCTATAACTGATCCAAGCAAAAAGTTTGAATACAAACTTGACCGTTCTAAAGTAACTCGCCAATATACCCGTAGTGGTGGTAAAGGGGGTCAGAACGTCAATAAGGTCGAAACCTGCGTCATATTAACCCATGTCCCTAGTGGAACACAGGTTAAGGTACAAGACACCAGAAATCAAAAGGAAAATGAGTTAATCGCTTGGACAAGACTTGAAGAAAAGTTAAAAGTTGTTGAAGAAGAAAAATTCAATAAAAAAACTTATACTGATAGATATAACCAAATTGGAAACTCTGAAAGGTCAGATAAAAAAAGAACTTTTAGAGTAAAAGAAGATGTGGTTATCGATCATGAGACCGGTAGAACAGCAACTTATAAAGAAATTTGTCGTGGTAAAATTGAGTTACTAAACTAATTCAATTTCAGTCATATAAAATATCTAAATAATAAAATATGGCAACAGGAAATTTACCCTTACCAAAGGAAAGAAATCTTTATCTAAACAAACAAGTAGATCAAGCATCTATGGGAGATTTAACTAAGAACATCCTCGAAATAAATGAGGATGACGAGCATCTTAAAAAGCTTTACGATGTTTATGGTTTAAACTATAAACCAAAGCCAATCAATATTTATATTGACTCCTATGGCGGACTTGTTTATCAGTGTTTTGGTCTATTGTCTGTTATGGAGAAATCAAAAACTCCAATACACACTATAGTAACCGGAGCAGCTATGAGTTGTGGATTTATGATCCTTATTCATGGACACAGAAGATTTGCTCACAAGTATTCAACCCCACTATACCATCAGGTATCAGGTGGAGTGATTGGTACTGTTAAGCAAATGGAAGAAAGATTGGAAGAGTCTAAACGTCTTCAGAAACAGATTGAAAACATGACAATCGAAAAGACTAAAATCACCAGAAAGAAATTGAAAGAAATCTATGATGGTAAAGTTGATTGGTTCATGCCAGCTGAAGAAGCACTCGAGCTCGGAGTGGTGGATGAAATTCTCTAATATATAGAGTATATGTTTATACCCTATTTAGGTGAAAAATCTAAGTTCTCCAATTTTATAATACCAAACATACCTACGGATATTTCAACATTTGTTGAACCTTTCGGAGGAATGTTTGGTATTTTCTTTTGCTTAGATTTATCAAAATATCCCAATACTAATTTCATTTATAACGATATTAATCGCTTAAACTATTTAATTTTTAGTAAATCAAAAGATCCCTATTTCGTAAATAAAATACAAAACGAAAAAGCTAACCCCAAAAGATATTACCAAATCCAAAAAGATTGGAGTATTAACAACTGGACAGATGATGAATGGACTATTAACTGGATAATCTTACTTTGCTGTTCTTATTCGAGATATAAAATACTTGATGGTGAGTGGAGAGGAGATAGTGAGTTTGAAGTATTCAAAATGAAACTCAAATGGAACAATTTCAATTTAGACAAGATTAATGAAGTCTTAAATCAAGACTATCAATCCGTTATAAGTAAGTATGATAGTAAAGAAACTTTATTCTATTTAGATCCACCTTATAAAGAAAGAGAACACTATTATATTAATCATCCATTTACGAATGAATCACATTATGAGTTATCAGAGATATTAAAAAATATTAAAGGTAGATTTGTTTTAAGTTATTACTCTTTTGATGAAATGAAAGAGTGGTATAAAGATTGTAGAATTATTCATAATAATGGTTTAATGGGGACAGAATACTTAATTATGAATTTTTAAATAAAAAGTCCTCTCTTTTGAGAGGACTTTTTTATTAATAGTTAGTTTTAACCCAATCAATCAGTTGTGTTAGATTAGTATAGTTATCTGGATACTTATCCAATAAAGACTCTAAAAACTGTACTCTACCCACTTTATAAGCGTCATTACCATATACTGAATACTCTTCGTGGATTCCCTTTTCCCACTCTAATAAGTTATCGAAATCCCTTTCGACAATAGACATATCAAAACGATTGAAGGTCTCAGCAAGTGGAGTTGATGATTTGTGAGTTTTAGTATCTAAAATAGCATCACGTATATCTAATATATCCTTATTAGACTTATTCTCACAAAGATTCATAAAGAAATCCGCACTTCTTTCCTCGTTATCTGGTCTAGATGGCTCATAAACAATGTCATGAAAAAGAGCAGTTAATGATAACTTCTCCATTTGCTTATCATTAATAGTACCATTAAAGTAACCTTCGTTGATCTGACTTATAATATCATTTAAGTGATTTAAATTGTGGAAACTACGGTGAGATTCATTCCACATGTCAAGCAACATATTAACATTTGCTTTTATAGAGTATTTGTTTAAGATATTTTGTAAATCCATATTATTATTTTATTTTATAAAGTTACGACTTTTATACTATTTAACGAAATATTTACTTAACGCTAACTCAATAGCATTGTGAATATTACCTTCTAACTCCTTATCTTCCTTTTCCGATAGATCTAATTTAAATGGTAGATCAATAGAACACTCTATAGACTTATCTTTTATTTCAATATGAAATACAGCGTCGGGTGTTTGACATGGAGTCTTTACCGCTTCAGATAGAGAACTAAATTTCTTCATTTATTTAAATTCATTTTTTATAATACCTTTATCAGTTAAAAACTGAAGTAGTCCTTCAAATTGGTCACATCTATATAAATGCTTCCAATCTTTTTCACTATCAAAATATATCACCCAGAACCAATCATCTTCTGTTTTGGTTATTAGATATCTAATATCAAAACCACTACGTTTATAAATCTCAAAATAATCTAAAACCCCATATATCTCAGATGGATACTTATTATATCCAGATTTAGGACTCTCCATTATATTTGGGTTATTAACCATAAGACTATTTAATATATCAATTTCCGTTTTTCTAAAATTTGCTACTGGTTTGTGTTCCTTAACAATCAACTTACCAGAACGATCTTTAAAAGGTTCTCCAAATCTATCTAACGCCACATTTTTATAATACTCACTCCATTCTATTTCTTTATATAAAGTTTCACTAGAATCTAAATAACTATCAAATAATCTTAAATGTTTCATTTATTTAAATTCATTTTTATCACTCGATAAATAAAAATCATCAGATTTATAATACTTATCATATACCTCCATTAGTTTATCTAATGTTACAGTTTCTATTATAGAAGATATAGACCATTCTGGTGGAGTTATCCATTTTTGAATATTAGCAAATCTATTTATCTTTTCTTTTTTAAGTCTTATAAGATGAGAATCTTTAATAGTCTCAAACCTACTTTTAGTCATAAACTTTTTAGGATTATCTAAAACCCCTTTGACCGCATCATAAACCTTTTCAACATTATCAGTCGATGTTTGAGTTGTTATTGAAGTAACACCCTGATTATTCAACCTAGATTGAGAACATCTAATATAATAAACTAAACCTTTTTTCTCTCTAACTTCAGTATATAAAGGAGAAGATAAACCAGTTGATAACATACCATTAATAAATGAAATATACGCAAAGTCGGAATCAGCTAACGGACCAACCATCATAACTGAAGCTTTATCACCATAATCATTCATCTTTTCTAAAACAACATCATTATAAGGACCGAATTTATAAGTTCTATCATTTTTTGGTATGGAGAATTCTATATCAGATTTAAATGGACTGCTTGCTGATATATTAATTATTTTGGAAGGATTTGAAAACTGAAGTTCCCAAAAGTTAAGAGCGTCCATAAATTTTAGTTTTTCTAAATCTTCTTTAACTCCTATTGGGTCAAAATCTTTAAATAACTTTCTGGATAAGTTCAAGGCATGAGCCTCACCTTGATCCGCAAAGTAATTTGTATATTCTTGTAGAACTATATTCTTTTCGTTTTCAAATTTATCCTTTGTTGTTTTGAATTCCCCAATCAAGTCTAACAGTTTGGATTTCCATTTATTTAAATAACTATCCAATCCAGTAAAATAACCAACTATCTCATTTGAAGATGTATAAAAATTCCAGTCTATACCATCCCTTTCTAGTTCCTCTCTTAGATTTTCAAAGCTATGGCAAACACAATGTTCTAAAAGATGTGATATTCCATAGATTCCAGGTCTTTCTAAATTAGTAGATCCTTGAAAGACTATATAAAAACCAGACATTTCGGTTTGACTTTTTAAATTAACAATCATATCATATATATTAAATATTATTTTCACTTTTAATATATATGGTATGAAACATATTGAAACATTCAAAGTTTTTGAATCAAAGACGGAAATAGAAGAACTTAGGGATAAAGCTTCTAAATATAAATCATATGAGGAGTTAAGACGTAATAATCCTGACTTATATAGAAATATTCAAAAAAGAGGACTTCAACAATCTATTTTTCCAAGAAATAAAAAATGGAGTGAAGAAGCAGTAAGAGAAGAAGCTAAAAAATATAAATCAAAAGGTCAGTTCTCTAGATTAGCTTCAGGCGCTTATCACTCTGCTAAAGGATTAGGAATATTAGACGAACTATTTAATAAATAATATAATTATGAAAAAATATCAACAATTCATACTCGAACATAAGTTCTGGGGAAAATCTATACCGGAATTTTTAAACTGGTTAAAATCAAAATCTGATAGATATTGGGTTTTCATTGATGTAGAAACAACAGGCCTCAGAGAAGATCCATATGAAGTTCAACTAACTCAAGTATCATGTTTGATTGTTAAATATAACCCTAACTCAAACTCTTTTGAAGAAGTTGATACTTATGATAAGAAAATAAAGCTTACACCAGAAACCCTTTCTTTAATGAAAGATCCTACAGTTAGAATAAAGAAAGTTCTTTCTTTTAATCACTATGGCAAAAGTGGTACAGAATATCATGACGAACAAAATGTATTAGAAGATTTCTTTAAGTTTATTTCTAAATATGAGAATCCTATTCTTGTTATACAAAATGCTGAGTTTGATATGACTTTCTTAAATACAAGAAGTCCTATTGTTAGATTTGACAATGAAGTTATTGATACTAAACAAATAGCTCAGTTATTCTATTTACCAACTCTACAAAAGCTTGCTGAAACCGAACCTGAGTTTGATAGTATGATTAAAAAGATTGGTACATCCGATAGAGATAACGGTCTTATTAGTTCATCATTAAGTAAGATAGGTCCAGCATTGGGAATCAATATGACTAACTATCATGATGCCTTAACAGATACACGGCTCGCCAAATCTATGTTAGAAAAAATGGTTGAGTTTTTAACTGAACACCAGGATGTTGATATTAAAAAGTATCAAGGACAAAGAATAATGACTAAAAGGTAACAATAATTGTTTCATTAACAACCTCTTTCTTACACTTTTTTATAACAAATAGATTAAATATTTTTTCTTTCATTTCCTCATAAGTGATAGCTTCTTCTTCAGATGAGTTATCTCCCATTAGAGTTATAAGAGCAAAAGTATTAAACATATCCGTTATTTTCACATAAGGTATATGAACTGATGTATTATCTAAAGAGCACATTTTTTCAATGCTTTTATGTATTTTGGTTAAACCATATCTATCCTCAATTTTCAAATCCTTAAAAGGTTTAATTTTTACAGTTTCTTGAAATAAAATATCATAAAGTCCATAGTTATCTTCAGTTAGGAATATTTTAGCAGCCATTATATCAAACTCTTTAGGATCAACCCCATTTTGTTGTAATAGTAATTTACCATATTTCGTTTTACTCCAACCATAAGCATACTTAATCATCACTTCCGAATGCCCATCAGGTCCATTAAGATTCTCCAAATCATAACCAGATAAAGGAAAAAATCCTTTTGTAAATTTCCATAAGAAAACATCAAAAGCTCCACGACTAGTGGTATCTAAATCATCACAAATATCGGTTCCATACACCTCAAATAACTCTTTAAGTAATGTACCTTTCCATCCTAAATCATATAACTCACCCTCAATTATATAAGCATCATCCATGGGATCATGATTGCTTTGGCATAAGTTATTCCTATAGTAATAAACTAAATGTCTTTCATCTTCAGATATACCATCACCTTCTTTAAACTTATCAATGAGATTCTCAAAATCTTCTATAAATAGTTTAAATGCTTCTTCTAACGTATATTGATTATCTCTTATTGTATATTTCATATATAGATTTTTAATGAGTTTGTAGTGTATAATGTTTTAAATCCGTCTTCTTCTACCTTTTTCTTGATTAGATCAATAAACGACTTATAGTCAAGTTTCTTATGAGCTACTGTGTCTTTTAAGAACTCCCAAAGAGTATCAGTTTCTATATAACAGGAACCTCCCTCTACTGTAAAGCAATCACTAAATCCTTCCTCCTCATCGAGATCATATAAACTTTCCTCAGCATATCCAAGACTTCTTGATAATAAATCACCAATAAATTTAGGAGCATAATATAAAGCTTTTTCTAAAAATCCTTTAATACCCCTTTCTTTAAACATTTGATTAATAAACAATTGACCATATGGTGTTTTATGCCAACCATATCCTACCTTAAATAAAACTTCATTTGTGTATGGATCTGGGAATCTATCCGAATCATCAGGCTTAATACCCCAAGTTTGACCACCTAACTGCCATTTACCTTCAGATAATTTATATAAATAATAATCAACTACCGCACATACACTTAATCTTTCAATATCCTCACCTGGATCAGGTCGTATAGCATGAGATATTTCATGCCAAAAGTTAGGGAACTCACTAATAAGTTGTTTAACTACTTCAAAATTCCAACCCTTTTTAGACATTAAATCATTAATCTGTTTAAAATTATCCTCTGGATCTGGTTGTTCGAGTATAGTAAATGATGTCCAATTTTTATTCCATTTCCTTTTTTGTTTAGCAACATCTGAGTATGACGAAAGACCATTAAGCACTTCACCATTTTTAGAATCGTCACGTAATTTACGAATAACCATATTCAAAATCTCAACAAAAGATCTAAATGCTTCCTGAGGATTTAGTTCCATTGTAATGGTTAGTTCCTCTAAGAACTTTTGATATTTTTTAATCATATACCTATATATTAAATTAAAACCTACGATTTTCTAAATACTTTAAGAAGTTAAAGCTATCATCTTGTTTCTCTATCATTTCCTTTGTTATATGTATGATATCAATATCGTCCATATCCAACTTCTTCTCAAATAATATTTCAGCAGCATCTTTACCAGAGTTACATATACATGTATGATTTGGAATTCCGGATATATTAAAGAATTTTGATAAAATCAAACCGGTTTTTAATCCAACTTGATCTTTATCACATAATATATGAATAAACCCAGGTTTCTTTTGTAAAAGAGACCATAACTGGGGACCAGACCACATAGCACTTGATACCGAAACTGCTCTAAATCCTAAATTATGTAAAGCCATCATATCAAATAACCCTTCACAAATCCAAACATCCTCTCCTGAATTAAATGAATCCAACCCCCAGACTGGTAAATCAGGACAGGCTAACGAGTATTTCAACTTACCTATATCCGATAGTTTTCTAATAGCACAGTTTTCTAACACATCACCATTCCATAACGGTATTATTATTCCACCACCTTCTATACCATCTTCTAAAATCGGTTTAAGTATTGGATGACAAGTAGCGTTCAGGATCTCCAAATGTTTAAGATCTTTAATAAAAGACAAACCACCGATTTTATATTTATCTATAATGTCTTTGGTAATACCACGATTTAATAAGTATTCCAACTCTATACCTGATAGATTGATATGACTATCTAATACTATTTGGCTTAAATCTTCTAACTCTTGTTTAGTGACTATAACGTCATCTGATGTTAGATCTAATCTAGAAGATTCGATCTCAAGAAATCGTTGATTCTGTTCATAAAAACCTTTACACCAATCAAGTTTTTTTTCTAAATCGATCATTTCAAATCCGTTAATAATAGGTAAAAAGTTTTGAACCACTCCTTCTACAGAACGGTTGTTATAAAGTATAAAGGCTAATTGTTGGGGTGTCCATTTCATAAGTGTTATAGTATATATGATTTTTTTAGTTAGTCAAAAATGATTATTTTTGTAAAAAAACAAGAAATGCTTAAAGTTGGTTTAACAGGAAACTACTATTCTGGTTATAATGAAGTCTCCGATATGTTCGAAGAAATGGGTGTACCTGTATTTGATGCGGACTTAGCCATTAAGTTCATGATTAACTATTCTAATAAATATATTAAACGTATTGAAGATAAGTTTGGTAAAGACATTTATTACTTCGGACTTATTGACCTCAAGAAAATTGATACAGAAGGTATGGATAAACTATTGGATATTATTCAACTTGACCTCATTAAGATGTATGAGAAGTGGAGAATACGTCACTGGAACTCTATCTATACTATTTTTAAATGTTCTGTTCTATTTGAACGGAAGTTGGATGAGTCTATGAACTTTACAATCTCAACTCTAAGACCGTCTAATCTTAGGAAGAATGATTTACTTGATGAAACAGATTTACCGGATTCTAAAATAGATGAAATACTTTACGGTGAGATGGATGAAGTCTTAAAAAGTAAAAAAGCAAGTTATACTATTCATAACTATGGTTCTGCTGATACTTCTTATAAACATCGACAAGAGAGCTTAACGATACAGCTTAACAATATCAATAAAGCTCTCTTGAAGAGGGGTACACCGGACTATCATGATTATAATAGAACCGAAAGTTATAAAAACATGATGATGTAATTAGAACTCAAATTGAGTTGGAGTTTCAATTGGTGGTGTTTCAGATGTTTCAGATGTTTCCATTTCTTCACCAGTTACATTAATAGTAAAGTTCTCACCAGCGTCTACTTTCTCTTTGAAACAGTTAAGTGCTTTACCAATCAAATAACGATCTAAATCATTAAAATGTGGTTTATCAAAAGATACTTGAACCGCATTGATTAAGATATTCATAGATGTAGTTGGATCTAATTTTTCAGCTTGGATTAGTTCGTTTATCTCGTTAATCCTTTCTTGTTCTTCTGGACTTAATTCAGGAGCTTCTGCCTGTGGTTCCATGTCATTTAGTTGTTGTTCGGACATATAAATTTATATTTTTAATTTATATGTATTAATATCCTTTTGTTTTCAAGATAAATTTTATTATATTTGTAAAATGAGTAACGTTCATATAATAACAGATCGATCAAATATCGCTATATGGACACATATGTCTGGTGGTCAGGAAACTGTTACTTCAACAGAACACCGATATAGTGTTGATATAACTATCTATACCACTGGTACATCTAAGCTTAATCTAGTTAAGGTTATTAAAGATATAACCGGAATGGGTTTGAAAGAAGCAAAAGATATAGTCGATGGTTTAGTAACCTCCCCACAGAAAATAAGAGTACCACTTACAGCAAGTGAAATAACTCGTTATAAAAAATATCTCACCGATTGCGAAGGTTGTACCTTTGATATGACTGATCAACAGAAAATTCGTGATGTAAAGTTGATGCAACTCGGTCTTTATGAAAAAGACCAACTCGTTGATGAAATTGTGGAGTCAGATATTTTCAATATATTTGCTAATAAAGATAATTTTGAACTGATTAAGAACATTCTTAAATCACGTTACACACATATTCCAGAAGAAGAACTGCTAAAAATATTAAATATTCAAAATGAAAGTACTTTGTAAAAGAGCTACCAAACAAATAGTAAAGGGTGTTATATATGATGTTTTGTCTTTACAAAACCAAAATCCTGGTGGTAATAAATTTTTTCACCCAAATATAGTCATCAAGATTAATGATGAAGTAAATTCCTCATTTAGTGTAAATAACTTTACTCAAACTGATGGTACTCCAATACCAGAAATCAACTGGCAAGTTGCTGGATTTACCCGACCAAATTGGAGAGATGGTTGGATTGACGAGGATAACTTACCTAAAGCAGGTGATTATGTAGTCTATAAGTTCAAGAGCTCAAAAACTCTTGTACAAGATAAAACTTATAAGATAACCGATGTTAATGTAATCAAAAAAGGAGGTGTTTCATATGATTGGTATGATATCTTTCTAAAAATAGAGGGTTCCAACAGATGGCTTAGTTCAAGGACTTTTAGAAAACTATCAACACAGGAAGCTCGTGATTTACACTTGAAAGAAGTATTTGATGAAGCTACCGGTGTAGAAAAAGTTGATAAAACAAAACGTAAAATCGATCACTTTGAGGGATTTGAACGTGATAAAATTTTAATCACTTGCTTATTACAAGCTATGCTTGATAAGTCAAGGAATAACATGACTGTTGTAGAATGGGCAGCAAATAAGACTGGTTCACTTTATTCTCTAACAGTAGAAGATTTTGCTCCGATTTTAGAAAAGAACCTGACTTCTATATTAGAAACTTGGGTTTAAAACATACGGTTTATAACCCCTATGACTTGATCTTCATCTATTTGAACCCCTCTCTTCTTATCTGAGATTTTATCTTTGATAAACTTACTGATAAATATTTTATCTGATTGTCCTACCCAAGTCGGGTAGGGCAATTTTTCTATATCCTTATTCTGAATATTTCTAGTGTGATTGATTACCATTTTCAATATATCATTACACTTATTACTAAGACACCATCCAATTATAAAATATAACTCCATATCATCTACACCTTCTCTTAGAATAGCAATCGGAGATCCATTATCTATGATATAACCTTCCGGTATATAACGAGGTCTTATCTTATTAGCAATAAGTTGCCAAGTCATACCTTCCTTCTTATAGAACTTCTGACCACCCATACCCTGTAAATACCAGTTACCATTTCTTTTAAATGTTCTAACTGCTGTTCCATCATCATCCCAGTAAATAGCCTTAGTTGGATTACACCATAAAATATCAGGACTTGAAACATTATAATAACAATAATCTGGATGTGGTAGTTGTATAGTCTTAGGTTCCACCTTCTGTATATCAACATCTATGATAGTATCACCTCTTTCTTCTGCCTTCTTTATCTCTCTTATCTTTTCCTTAGAAAGGATATTATTTTTAGCCCTCATTAACTCATTATGTAAAGTAATCATATCATCATAATAAGTATATTTATACTCCTCTATAAGAGTAAATGGAATTGTAGATGTATCTAAGTCCTTAATAAAGTATTCATTTTTACCGGTTGTTAAACCACCTGAACAAACTATATAATGTCCTAATAACTCACCACCAAAGAATGACGACAACTCTTCGTTAATAGACCAACTTGTATTTGGAGTTGAGTAAATACTATCATAAGGTATTATATTGTTGTTTACTATAATATGTGACTCGATTTTATTATTAATAAACTCAAATGCTAACATGGAATACTTTGTTTCCTCGGAAAAAGAACCAATATCGTAGATATTTATAAATCCTATAGTCATTAGCCATTTTCTTAAACCTTCCATAGTTTTAATGGTTTTGAATGTGTCTGAACATATAAAGACTAGTTTACCATCTTCTGATAACAACTCAACACATTTAACAATAAAATATGAATAGGTTTCCTTTTTAATCTTTTCATTATTCCTACGTCCATATAGTCTTTCAAAATCTCTATCATACTCTGGACTTATTGTACCACCGAATGGTGGGTTTCCAATTATCCAGTCAAACTCAACTTTTAGTTCAGATGTTAGAAAGTCTTGACAATGTAAGTTGTTAGACTTAGGTATATAACCCCACTCCTCAATGATCTTATCTACACAATCGTCAAACATGAGTTCATCTATCTCATATCCCCATATGTTATAGCTTAAAATCCACTCAAGCTTATCTTGAATAGTCCCACTTTTGTATAAAGGTATAAACTTGTGTATAAGTTTTATTAGAAATGAACCGTCACCAAATGAAGGTTCTAATACTTTATCTGTTTTACTGAAGGTTATATTATCTAGAATGTCTTTAGATAGGTTATCAGGGGTCATAAACTGACCGAGTTGTTGTTTCTTATTCGAGTTGGATTTCTTTCTTGCCATCCCGATATATATTTAAAATACAAAAGTCCAGTCTATAAAAACTGGACTTTTATTTTAACTCCTAAAAGTATTAAGCTACACTAAGAAAAATTTTGCGATTTGACCTATCAACAGCGATTACTTTTACCTTTACGGTTTCACCACTTGTTAACTTACGTGAACTCTTTTCAAGTTCAGACGTGTGAACCAATCCGTTAGTTTCTTCGTCAAGAATAACCAATGCTCCGAATGGTTTGATATCCCTTACCTTACCAGAGATAGTCTGACCTATCTTGATTGTGTCCCAAAGAGACTCACGAAGGATTTGTGTAAGAATAATCTTATCCTTAATGATTTCCTTGATATAGAACTCAATCTGGAAACCTGGAGTGATTGAAGTCAATCTATCAGACCAAGCTGGGTCAATATTTGTCTTATGGATCATACCAGTAAGACAATCGTTAAACTCAACGAATACACCGAAGTCAGTAGTACCAGTAACGTGACCAGTATAAACATGACCATGTTTTAATTCCTTGATGGCGTGTGGAATAAGAGTTTGTAGATACTTTCTACGGCTCACGATGTAAGTACCTTCGTCCCTTGAGAAAGACTCGATCATAACATCGAATGTTAAACCTACAATCGAAATAGGATCGTGTAGTTTGTTGATACCTGCCAATGTATTTGGCATAAAACCTGGGAGTGTAACACCCTCAAAAGAGATGTCAACATTGTAACCAGCTGGTGTAAGTTCACGAACTGTAGCGGATACAGATATTCCTTCTTCAAGAGAAGTAAGACTCTTACGAGCTCTGCTTTCATATAGTTCAGCTATTGAACCCTTGATGATAAAGTTGGTGTTGTTTATTTCAAGTAGATAAACGTCTACTGAATCACCAATATTAGTGTTCTTGAGGTATTTTGCCTCAGAAAGGCGATTTTCAATCCTAACATAGTCTTTGAATCCACCATCAAAAACTAAATAGTTTCCATTAACGCCAACGTATTTCACGTTAGCAACTGTTCCTTCTTTTGGAGCTTTTATTTCAAAAGCGTCATAAGCTTTTTGTTGCTTATTTCTTTCAGCTAAAGCTTTTTCGACAACAACGTCATCGAACATGTCTAACGTGTCAATTCCAAGATCCATTTTCCGAGGATCGCCGTACATTATTTTTTTACCCATATATTTGTTTTTAAAGAGTTACAAGTTATTGTATTTAAGGAAGGTTAAAAGTTTAAAAGTTATTCAGAATTTCTTTTAATATTACGTTTAACCATATAATCACGAATGCGTATAGCATCCTCATATCTTTCTTCTTTAAGATATTGTTCCAGTTTTTGATTAAGTTGTTCTGGTGTTAGATTACTAATAGACTTTCTTTTCGATTTAAAGTCTTCTTGAGTAAGAGAATTGAAATAGTCAGTCATTTGAGATATATCAACAAAATAGACTGCTTTTACAAGAGCTTTCGACTCTTCTTGTCCGATCTCATTGAGTTTATCACTCTCAAGTAACTTATTAATAAACCTATCATTAAAAGCGTCATTTTCTATGAAGTACTTTGCTAAATGATAAGGACGATTCTTAAATAGTTTCAGTACCGCGATTAGATTGCGATATAACTGTTCATTATTTTTAAATTCTTCCATAGTATGTATATGTTGTCACAAGATAAAAGTTTTTTACACTCTATCAAAATATAAATTAAAATAATAATTAAAAGCATATAAACCAGCTGGATCTGGTTGATAAAACTTAACCCTTAAATCCTTATCATATGAGTCAGTTATAGTTTGAAACTTAGTAAAAAGATTATTTGATAAATCTATACTAACATCATAAACATTATCATATTTAAGACCACCTACATTTACTAAATCTACTGATTTAATAAATAACTCTAGTTTTGTAAACTTATATCTATCAATAACATTAGCAGTAATATACTGTTTTATAGAGGAGTCAACATTATTACCAATAGTCATATTATTTCTAATACCCTCGAATGTACGCCACTTTTTTAATGTAGCAAAAATATAATCAGTTAAAACACTTTTAAGATTAACATCTAGTATCCAAGCAGCATTACCTTCCTTTTGAATATCAGTTTGAGCTGGGTCTAATATTAAAGTATGATTTGATTTCTTATCCAAAACAGCATCGTATATAACCTGTGGTAAAGAACTTTCAGAGTTGAAATCTAACTGCTCACCACTAGCAAGTTGATAATAAATGATATTATCATTTAGTATTGATACACTATCATCAATAGATAACATTTTCGATCCAAAAAAAGAACTATGTTCAACCATGTTGAGACTACCATGTACTTTTTGATAAATAAACTCCGGACTTATATAGTTTCTTTTCATTATAATAGATTTAAATTATTATTATTTGAGTTGTTATTAACAACCGGGAATACCAAAGACTGATTAGCAACCACTGGTGCTAACTGAGGTACATCTACACACTCAATATGATACTCAAAATCCCAAGTAGGTTTGAATATATAAAAATCAGTGGTATGATATCCATACTCATCCAACATAGGATAAACTGATGATAGATTTGGATTGTTTCTTAGTTTTAAGATATTCTTACTTCTATTAACTTTAGATACAACTCTCTCTTTTATTGTACCAAAATGAGTTAAATCAACATCAAACTGATAGTTATCATAACTATATGTAGCCGTATGAGTTTTAAATAGCTCTATGGTGTGGAATATAGGATCATAAGGACCACTGTGTCTATTCATTATATTAAACACTTCATTCTTTAAACCACTGTAGTTTGGTATTATCTTGGTATCATCTGTTCGTCTTTCAATAGTAGTTGCCAAGTGGATATCATTAAAATAGTTTAACTGATCTAATGAGTCAATATTACCATCGGGTAGCTTACGTTTAGGTTTAATTTGACTACTCTCAAGACTAACCGGTGATATAGTTATTGATTGAACCCTTGAGTAAAACTCATCCGGTCCTTCACATGTTAATAACACTGGTAAGTTCTTTATTGAAGATAGATTCTTAAAGTCATAAATATTTAAACTGTTATCATCATTAATAATAACATACTTTATGTAATCACTAAAGTCATATTTATTAGAAAGATCATTTATAGCAGTCATAAAATTAGCAGCTGATAATTTAGAATGTATATCAGTATAAAGATCATCTCTATCCGTATTAGCTAACTTACTATACGTATTATCATTAACATAAATGTTTACCAATACGTTTTGCCACTTTTTATTAAAGTAAACTACTATACCATTATCCAATGTTTGGTTAACATTAGTTGTCAACGGTAATAAATCATTACACCAATAATACCTATTATTAAAATGTATTATATTATTACGAGAGAAAGTAGTACCATACTTATAATCAGTATCAGCCACCATACTATAAATCCTAGTCCATGATGAATCATTTGGTGGAATAACTCCAGCTGAAGCTGTTACACTAGTAGCATAAACAACATCATTATAAACAACATAATGACCCGAATCAAACGATGACGACCAGTTAGTGTCGGTAGGAGTATAAAGAAAATCTTGCTTCCAAAGCTCAACCACGTTCCAAATAGTTGAAGATGTAGATGTTGAACTCCAATAAGGTTGATATGATATAGTTACACCATTTGAATCTACATACGGTGTTGTTAAGGTAAATAATTGATTACCCGGAGTTATAGTATTACTTGAAGTATTAGAAATCCAAGTCGTATTATTATACAACACAACATCTCCCATGTCATAAGATAAGTTAGGATTCCAAAAGTTACTACCTGACGCACCAGTTGAGTAGTAATACTCACCACTATTCCAAACAAGTGGTGGTAAGTTACCACTAAACTGACCATACATATTATTTGAACTCGTTGGGTTCGTCCCATCAAATGCTGGTGACCAGAATATAGTTGGATAAGATAATAAGTTATAATATGTAAATAACTGCCAATCACTTGAGTTAGAAGGATCATAATTTGGATCTATTATCTGTGATTGTGTAGTTGATATCCAAAGTATTTCGTTCCAAGATACAACACTACCTGATGTATAAATCTGATCATGCTTCCAGTTATCTATGATATTCCATTGTAGAATATTCTGAGTATATGAAATAGTACCTATATTTAGGTTATCTATAACCGAGTTAACAACCCAGTTATTCTTACTAATAAGAACGCCAAATCTATAGTCTTCCCAATTATTTGAGTTCTTTAGGTTGATATTTTCAATTTGTCCATTAGTTATCTTAACCGTATCAACATCAGAGATCTTAAACTTCATACCTCTGTATAAAGTAAGGTTAGGAGTAACATTATCACCAGTATTGAAATAAGAATACTTAGCCGTATTAGCAGTAATATTACCACCATCGAAGTAAGACTTCATACTGAAGAAGTAGTCAAAATAATCTAAATCATAGTTTACACCAAGATACTTATCTAACTCAAAGTTAAACGAAGTATCTATCTCACCAGTTGGTAAATGTTTTTGAACATGTAAACTATGGTGTAGATAATCCTTACTTGATGAGTTAACACTCATAAAATAATCTAGATTACGATCCGGTCTATGTGGATGCATAGCAAAGACATTAGTCGTTCTGTTATGATCTTCTGCTGAAAAAGAGTTGTTCAATAAATAAGGGTAATCATTTGCTGAAACAGATCCTTTAAATCCCCACTTCAACCTTTCAGAGTTCTTTCTCCATATAGTAGACAACTTATTATCAACTAATCTAAATGTCTCAGCATTTGCTGTATATTCAGAAGCCGCCGGTATGTTTGTAACTACACCACTTATCTTATAATCATTTAAGTCCTTAGGATGTGTTAAAGATTGGTGATTTATAGTATGGAATTTAGGCTCATCAGTTAAAGTTAACTCAGCTTTTTTCTCATATTCATGTTTAGCAAACTTTGTCTCAATGATATCTGTATCAAAATCTTTGATATCACTAAACTTACAACTATAAATACCAAATTTAGTAATCACATTATCAGATGTGATCTTCAAATCTATTGAAGTCCTGTATTTAGGATCTGGATCATTGACGTAATAATCAAACTTTTCCAAAGACTGTGAGAAAGCATAATCAGATTGGATATAATATTCACCATCTTGATTCTTAACAATATTGTGAAACATATCACCTATTTGTATTAACCAAACATCCGCATTTTCAAATCCGTCAATAACAAACGTATTGCCATTATAATATGACAATCTATTCTTACCAGTACTTGAATCAATCAATATAAGATTTTTATTGATTGTTGATTGTAAACCAGCTAATGAAACATTAGCTATTATCTTATATTTAGTTGTACTAACCGGAGATAAGATATCCTGAAAAGTCCCAGGTGATGTTTCTACCCTAATAACTTGATTTTCAGTAGTTGAATATCTTTCAATCTTATAAAACTCACCATTTACTTCAATATAAGGAAACTCGTTCTTCTTAAATGTATCAACAAAAGCGTCCCCAGTAGGACTAGATAATACATTGTAATTATCTATTATAGCGTCTGACTTAATATTAGGTAGTTCATATGGACTAACCCATGTTTTTAATGTTAGATCATCAAGATAAAAACCTAAGTACCTATTCAAAGACCATCTTCTAAGGGAAGTAGGAGTTGCAGGAGTATCATTAAAAAGAAAACTAAAATTGATTATATGAGGATAAATAACTTTATTGTTTTTAAAACCGTCATATATCATTTTTTCAAAATCATGATAAGTATTTTCATACTGAAGCATAGCATCCAACATGAAAGCTTTTTCACTATATCCACCATCTTCATAATCAACTCCAAACCATGAAGAGAACTCACTTGGTCTGAAATCCATATAGAAGGAGTTGGTTGGATAGTTTTTATTCTTTGTTATATTTGTTTCAATCCACTCACCAAGTTCTGTAGCTCGAGTAAGATCAAACATCTTAATACATTTTAGATTACTAACAATCTCCGAATAAAAATTACTTTTATCATGTACATTCAATCCAGGACCATCTATACGAAATATTACAAACTTTTTAGGAAGTTTTGACTTTTTAATATAAAGAGGAGCAAAATACTCATACTCTTCATCATAGTCTTTATTATTAACTATGTTTCTAGCTCCATAACAATATAAATCGTCATACTGTTTAGAGAAATCAGTAGCCATTTTATCATTGTCATTATCAAACTTAACCATAAACGCTGTATTAATAGGTGTATTCTTGTAAAAGTGTGGTAATAACTCATCCCAGAAGTTATCCTTTGTAAATTGTAACTTCTTATATCTTGTTGCAGCCAAAGCTGGATCCGATTCTATTGAATCGAGATAAAGACTGTAGGTAGACCCTACCATTAATTTGACATTACTTGTCAATCCAACATTGGTTCTTAGTATAGCATGACTCTTCATTATCTAGTTGATATTAATTGTGTCGGTGTTGATGTTAAAGTTTTCTTTACAGCAATCTTAGACCTACTTATTGTAAACTTAACCGTAAATACAAACGGTCTATTCTCCGACTCATTCTCTAAGAAGAATTTAAGCTTCTTAATATGTCTCACCGTTGTTTTAGATCCATTTAAGTTAACATACTCATAGTTCAATCCCGTTAGATTTGAATCCAATGAGTTCATCTTAAAGTAAATGTTAATCGGTACATTAATATCATTCTGAACCCCACCATTTATCGTATGTACCTTAGTTGAGTTAGTTTCTTGTACTTTATCTAACCCCTGAACTTGAGGGTGAATACTTGTTAATAACTTGGTAGTAGAAGCAACACTTATTGAAGGATCAATCCACTTAGATGGATCTAATAATGATGTATTATTACCAACAAATGTAAGTATTGAGTTTTCCGAATAACCTAGATTAAACTCATTTGACGAAAGAACACTTGTTATTGAGTTATTGCTTAATGATAAGAAGTTATTTCCTATGTTATCACCTAACTTAGTTACCGTTGTTTGGTTAACACTATCATAGTTAACAGACCAAATAAATAAGTTATCTAACTGTGTCTTACTAACACCAGTGCTATTATCAACGATAAGCTCATTTTGAGGGTCAACCCAGAATACTTGTGGTATAGAAGAGTTATAAACATCCGTATTATTAGCATATGTTCTACTTGATAAAAGTCCTAGTGGTGATGATGTTGAAGCATTACTTATTTTCATTAGGAAATCCTTAACAACGTAAATATTATTTTGATAAACTCTACCAGTAGGAACACCAGCAGCATTATATGTATCAAGATAGTCTTCACACTCAACATTAAATGATAACTCACTACCGTTTTGAACAACAAATTGTTCACTGTTTCTATAGATAGAAACAACAAGTTGACCTTGTGCTCTTGTGATCTTATCTTCTAACGCAGCCAATCTAGTATTCATTGCTGTCAAGTGATCAATCAAACTAGTAGCCACCCCATTTACATCATGGAAACCAGAAAGTACTGTATCTGTAGATAAGTTAAATGTTTTATTATTAACAGTAATTTGTTGAGCAAGTAAATGATCTAATCCTCTTGCACTTAAATCATTAGTTACACTTATCCTAACAGCTTCCGAGTTAGCAGTTTGAACTATACCAACATTCTGATTAATAACGTTATTAAGAGAATCTGGGAAGTTAACAGTTATTGTATTACTCCAATCTGATTCAACTGGTGAATCTGGCCAACCAACTTCAGATATAGATTTTATTCTAATCTGAACGTTTTCATTATATTGAATCGGTATATCTAACTGATTAATATTAGGTAAGTCCGGGTTGGAAAGATCTTCTGTCATCCAAGTATATTGTTTAGTCGAAGCATCATATGTTCTTTTCAATGCGTCTGTTTTAAACTCACGCCAGTTAGAGAATGCACCATTTTTAAGTGAACTAGCTGCTGTTGCCGGAGCGTCCGCTAGTTTAAATGTTTCAACTGGTGATTCTTTACCATCAGAACTTAAATATCTATACTGAACTATAAACTGAACTACTTGTTGAGGTTTTGTACCCCTTGTATAAATAGGTTCAGGTATAGACCAGAAACCTCTAACGTGAAATACCGGAGGTACACTCGTAACCGGAGATTTTGATATATCAAGTATTTCCGAATTTACAGATGATAAAAGAGTAGATTTACTATCTCTTTGTTTAGTCAATAAATCAATCTCATTAACATGTTGCTTTCTAGCGGCATCTGATGTAAATCTCGTTACTCTTAGTTGTTTATTCTTATCAGTTATCGCATCGTTTAACTGTTGAACTTCAGATTTCAAAGTCTTTTGTTGATTGTGCTTATTTAATATAAGATTAGAGTTGGGGGTGTCAGTTAAATGTTTGTTTATCTGAACCACTTTAAAGTTGGAACTAACTAAACTAACTGCGTTTGGTGTACCAGCTAAAGAAGTTGGTGTTTTTTTAGCAACCAAATCTTGTAATAGTTTACCATAGTCATCAACATATTGAGTATAGAACTGTTCCATAGTCATTCCACTGGATATGTCTTTTAGATCATTTGTCCAATATCCAACACCAGTACTCCAATTATTAGAAAGAATATAGTTATTCATATCCAATGCCTTAACAAAAAGAGCATTTCTTTCATTATAACCAATATTTATACTAACCATTTTATCATACAAAACTGCTGAGTATATTTTAATTGTTTGTATCCCAACCGGAATAGGTTGGTATCCTTGTATTCTCTCAAATCTTAATCTAGGACTTGAAGTAGAAGTTGATATTTCCAGTATTTGATATATTGTAGTAGAAGAATCAGTATTTATAATGATCTGATCACCAATAGCTAATTGTTTTTGCTGCTGTTGTTCTATACCGTTTACAAATACATTCTCCACATATGTTAATGTATCGACCCAATACCAAAGTTTCCTATTTAAAGTATCCTCCTCAATTTTAATAACTGAGAACTTACCATCGTATTGCAACTGATTAGGTTGTAAATCAACCATCTTTTCCTCATATGGCGGTTCAAATGGAGATACTATACCCGGAGTATTTTGATGCCATGTTAGAAAATCATCAAGTGTAAAACTATTATTGTTTCTAAATAAACTATTAAAACTATTTAAGGCCGCCTGACCAGTTGGTGTAAAATTTCCAGAAGCATCTTGAGAAAACTTAGGAATATATCTTCTTATTAATACTTTTCTTACATTATCAGGTATTTTACCTGTTAAGTCAGCTATAATAGACATACTTGGATTAAGTAATGTGTCAAAAAAGAAGTTATCTTTAACTGTAAAATTAGAAATAGTTGGGATGTTACTTACATCACTCGGTTGTAGATTAAGATCTATAGTTACCACCTTTTGAAACTTATTAGCATTAGTTGGTTGTATTTGAGCACCACCACCATCTATATTATAGATAGAGTTTACATTATGATTCAATCTATTAATCTCAGATTGAAGGTATCCAAAAGATGGTAAACTGTATTGTCTGGATATACCAGATTGATCAATAATATTAAATGTTACTGAACTAGCAGTACTTGATACTAAGGAGTTTATATTTGATAATAGTGAAACCACATTACTATTGAATGTAAGTATCTGTTCAGCTACACTAGGAAAAGAACTCTGTACAGGCATTTGAGCTATTTATTTTTGTTTATATATTAATAATCGTAAGTCTCACTTGGAATTATTATCTTTGCCAAAATGAACTATTTAAAGAAAATACAATCTATTGGTTTCAAGAAGTGCAAAGAACCTCTTGTTATACGTGAAGAGTCTAACTACACTAGAGCTTATGGTGGTAGAAGGTATGAAGTTCATATAATTGAACCTGCTATGACTTGGTATAATGGATGGTGTGAAAATCAAAAGTCAAGATATCTTGTATCCGTTGGATCCAAAAAATATCCAAATACAACAAGATTATCAACATCTAGTTATACTACTTTTTTCAACTCAACTATGTCTTTACAAATAGACAAAGAAGTAGTTGAACAAATGCAAACATACCGTTGGAAAGTATCTACAGATTTTGATCTTTATATAACCATTAGTGGTCAAACATATATATGTTTTGGATATGATAAAGAAGCTAAAATAGTAGAAGAAAAATACAGTGTTACAAACAAAAACTCTTTTGTAGTACATAAAGGAAAACTTAATCAAAATTTCTGGAAAGAAATCATTAATAACCTAGATCTACAATACAAAAGAGAAATCGTTCTAAAACAAATAATTTAAAGTTGTTTGATTGTTTTGATTATACTGATATTGATCACCAGACTCTCCAAATGTTAGATTAACATAGTTCTCCTGATTACCAAATCTACTTTCAACATATAGCGGATTCTCTGGGTTAGATTCATACGCCCAATCCACTACACCCAACTCCTTAAATCGTTGATAAATTTGATGGTTATAATGACTACTAATCGTTCTAACTCTTCTTTGAATATCAGCTCTTGTTGCATTCTGTGTGTTATTATTATGATAAAACTGTAAATACAATAGCTTAGGTATTCTAACCATCTTGGTCTTTAAGAAAGTACGAACAATCAACTCATAATCATCAGCTATAGTCAATCTTCTATTATGACCACCTATTGAGTGATAGAAGAACCTATCCCATGCTCTAAAATGATTAGGTACACCAACTATATGACGTATAGTCTTTGGGTTAATATTTGCGGTATTTATTACTTTATAACTTCTACCATTATAAACCTCATCCCGATATGAACCATATCCAAATGAGAAACCTTCCCCATATACAAATGCCATCTCATGGTTCTCATATATCTCCACACAATCAGAATAAACAAACTTTGCTTCTGGATACTTTTGAAATGCTTCAACCATCCAATAAGCAGCATCCGGAGTTATATAATCATCATGATCCAACTCCATTAAATATAAACCTTTAGCTAAAGAAGCCGCTCTATATTTAGATTCACCAACTATACCACCAGATTTTTCCCTGAAATCATAAACCTTTACTCTACAATCTATCTTAGCAATCTCTTCAGCTATTTTAAGAGTTTTACCACAATCATTAGAATCATTAACTAAAACCCACTCCCAGTTAGTATAACTTTGGTTCTTTACTGATTCATAAGTTCTCCATAACTTTTCCCCAGTATTGAAAAAAGGAGTAAAGAAACTAATCAACGGATTGTTTGTTTGATATGGATTTAAAATATAGTTACTAGCAACCAAGTACGCTGACTCACCAGTTGTATCAGATACCTTATCAAAATGTGACCACCTTCTTCTTATATCTAAAGATAAGTTACATAGGTTAGGAAACTTATCAAAAGACTCCCCAATAGTAACTATTGAATCTGGATTAAAAGTAGAAACAATTTCATCTAGATTATCATCTTCTTTTAATTGTAAAGTCAAAAGATCTTTTGACTCATAATCAGCTGGAACTATAGACTTTAAATCTACCTTTTCATCCAATCCCAATAAAAGAACTCTTGGTAGAGAAGAAGATTTTGGACTAGGTATAAAGTTGTAATAACTGATAACTTTATCTATCAATAAGAACTCTTCAGGATTTGACTTATAAAGAGCATCTATTAATATACCATCAGCCGCATAGTTAAGAGCAAACTCACTAACCATAGATCTTTTTATTAAGATTTGAGCTGAATCTATACCTTGAAATCTCATATTTTCAGGAATAGCTATTCTATATTCAAGACCAGTGAAATCTTTTTTATCTACGAATTGTGAAAAAGTAATAACTGACTTATCGGTTTTTATATCACCAATAACTTCTGAAAAATTGGGGTGTAAGATATTATCATCATCTAATAAATACATCCACTCATTAGGATCAATCTCTTTTAGTATTTGATTGATTAGATCGTAACCACAAGCACCGGGAGTAGATTTTAGAAATCTAAGGTTGATTTTAAAGTCATCACTATTTAATATAGATAATAACTCAACATCAATATCTTTGAGTATTGATGTATCAAAAATTACCCACCAAATAATATTTATTTTCTTGTTATTTAATAAAGATTCTTTTATCTTTATAAGATTATAAGGTCGGGTACATCTCGTGATAATATTTATATCCATACACTTATAATATGTATATTAAATTTTGTTTTAATAAAAAATTAGCGTATATTTGTAGAATATGATTCAAGAACTCTCCCTCAAGATAAAATCAGCTAACGACGCTTATCGTTTAGGTCATCCAATAATGACTGATTATGAATACGACCAACTTGTTGATGAACTTAGTCTATTAGATCCTTCTAATGAACTATTCGAACAAATAGGACATCAGATACAAGACGAAACCCGCAAAAGTAAACTACCTATCCCAATGGCTTCTATGAATAAGGTTAAAACACTCGACGAGATTAAAGAGTGGTTTAGACTTAAAAAGATACCATTGTGCGTTGAAGTAATCATAACTCCTAAGTATGACGGTCTTTCACTATGCGTAAATGAGTTCACCGGAGATGCTTGGACTCGTGGTGATGGTGAATACGGTCAAAAATCAGACGAACACTACAGACTGATTGGGAATCATTACCAAAGGGATGGTCATATACCATTCACTTACACATTTGGTGAAGTTATGATGCCAAAAAAGACCTTCATAGAGAAATACTCATCCGACTTCGCAAACCCTCGTAACCTTGTTGCTGGATTACTCAACTCACCGGATGCAAGAGAGTCTCTTAAAGACCTCTTATTCATTAAATATGGTGTCGATTCTATGACAACATATTTCAAATCAGACATCCTAGACAAACTCAATTCCGGTCAAGATGTAAAGGTTCCATATGAAGTAAAATCCCTATCTGAAATCACAGAAGATAGTCTATACGATCTATTCAAATCTTGGTCAGAAGATTTTGAAATAGACGGACTTATCATTGAAGTTAATAACATGGATCTCCAAAGAGATTTAGGTCGTGAAACTTCTTCTAACAATCCTTGTTGGGCAAGAGCTTTCAAATCACCTCGATTTGAACAGACTGCTGAAACTACTATCAATGGTATTTCTTGGAACATCTCGAAACAAGGTTACTTGAAACCAACCCTTCATGTTAATCCTGTTAAGTTAGATGGGGTAACTATCTCTAATGTAACCGGTAATAACGCACGTTTTGTTAAAGACTTGGGTTTGGGTGTAGGTGCTAAAGTACTTATCAAACGTTCTGGTATGGTTATTCCTATCATTTATGAAGTAGTGGAACCAGTTGAATTTCAGTTACCAACTATTCCTAACATTGATTGGAACGAGAATGGTGTTGAACTTATGACCCTCGGTGAAACCGATGAGCAAAAGTTTAAACAACTTGTCTCTTTCTTTGAAATCTTGGAAGCTGAGAGTTTTGGTGAGGGTGTAATCAAACAGTTGTGGGATGCTGGTTACAAAACTGTTAAGGACATTCTGGATTTAAAGGCCACAGATTTGGAAAAGATTGACCGTTTTGGTAAGCGTAAATCAACCATTGTTTATAACTCCATACAAAAATGTATAAAGGACGTTAGTCTCTCTAAATTACAACATGCTACCGGTATTTTCAAGGGGTTAGGGTCAAAAAAATTAGCTTTATTGGAACACTTCAAAACTAAACCAACTATTGAACAAGTAATGTCTATTGAAGGATTCGCTGAAATTTCGGCTAAGTCTTATGTAGATGGATATGATAAGTTCTTTGACTTTATTGATGGTCTTCCAATCACCATTCAAGAAAAAGTAGAAGATGTTAAAACGTCATCTGATTTAGATGGTATGAATTTTGTATTCACCGGATTACGTCGTGCTGACCTTGAGGAAGTTATCCAGTCTCGTGGTGGTAGAATTGGTGGTAGTGTATCAAAGAATACTACACACTTGATTATGAAAGCGGTTGGTAGTGGTTCTTCTAAAGAGAAGAAAGCAGTAGAGTTAGGTATTACAATAATGACTGTTGAACAGTTAGAAACAATGTTAAATATTTTAAAATAATGAACGGTCTAACAATAAACGAGTCCGAATACTTACTTGAAAACGGTAAGATGGGTAAGATTGCTGTATTCTTGTATAGTGGCTCGGGTAATCCAAGTAGTATTTTGGACTGGGCAGTACATGAATACACAAAAGAAATAAATGGTGTTGAAAATAATTTCACTGAACTAATAGGTGCTAATCTGGACCCTTGGATGCGAGTTGTTATATCTGATGTTAATGATATGTATCAAGAGAATTTTGATATAAGCAGACATCATATAACTAATTCTTCTATGGTAAGACAGAATAAATTGACTAATTTAGACTAATATGATAATAGAATTTCTACCTAAACACTCTCTTAACTTTGGAGAGGACTTTGAATACATTGATACCTACGTACTTGGTAAGTCAAGTTGGGAAACTATGCGTGTAAAAGACATAGAAAAATACAGAATCCTTGTTAAAGGTTTTAAAACCGGGAAGGAAAAGATTTTGTATCTTGAGAAGCAACCAGGGTTTTTTGGTAAAGACCGATACCAAATAGGTTGGATTGATGACGATCAAATCAATCACGTTGATGCAAATCACATTAGAAATGAGTCTACTAATGAAGTTGGAGACGGTCATGAAGTAACTAACATATTCGATTATTACCGAAGAGGTAATATACCAAAGACAGTTGAAGATATGTTTTTAGGATGGCGAAATTCTGACCCAATGATCCATAATGGAAACATGACTCACTCATTTTTATCTAAAATAAACAACTATAGGGGATCCTATAGATTTAACCAAAAAACTTACTAA